TAAGAAGGCTAATGGAGCGCAAGCTACCGCCAACACCAAGAGACGCATCTTCGGCTCTCAGCCAGTTCCACCATACGATGTGAACGATATGTGGGTGAACGCAACCTATCCGAACGATGGTAGCACTTACAAGAACGAAATCTTGAAGTGTTCCACCGCCAAGGCAGAAGGCGAAAAGTTCGATATTGCCGATTGGAAATTGGCTAGCAAGTATACCGATGACACGAAGGCAGAGGAAGCCAAGAAAGCTGCTGAGAAGGCGCAAGAAGAGATTAAGACGACACAGAGCAACTTGAACGCCCTCGGAACGACTGTTACCGAAAACAAAAAGACGTTCGACAGCTACGTCAAAGATGGCTACCTAGAGCCTTCTGAGATTGCTGCAATGGCGCAGGATTCCAAGCGACTTGAAGATGCTTTCGCAGCTGCCGAGAAGTCGTACAATGAAGTGAAGGGAGCAGAGGTGTTAAAGAGTACAAAAGAACTCACCGACCTTAATACTGCTTTCACTACTCTCTCTACTGCCAAGACGGAACTCGTTACGTATCTCTCAGATATATCTACAAATTACAATAAGGCTGATACTACCGGCAAGGCTGCTATCGTCTCTGCCGTGGGAACGAAGTTCACCAACTTTCAGTCCGCATACAGCGCATTCTATGACAAACTTGGTTTGGCTAATGCCTATATCACTAGCAAGATATATGGTGACTTGAAGCAGAATATCACAGACCTCGCAGGTTACAAGTATCTCAAGGATGCGCTCGGTCAGACTACATATGTTGACGGTGGTCTTGTAATGACAACGCTCCTTGCGCTGAGAGACGGAGACGGAAACGTTCAGAGCGGTATCAACGGAGCAATAGACCCGAATAGAGGAAAGAAGAGTATCGCAACATGGTGGGGCGGTCAGATGGTGGATAAGGACTATAATAGCGGAAATCTTACCCCTGCAACCTCCCTCATCCGCTTCGATGGCTCGGGTTATCTTGCCAATGGTGCTATCTGGTGGGATGTGAGCGGAAAGGTTCACGCAGACCCGACATCGTTTATCATCAGTGAGAAGAATCTTGGCGCATACCTCACCTTCTTCGAGCCGACTTGGAAGGAAGGAAGTGCAGGAACGAGCGTTGCTGACCTTGTGTCTTTGAAGCCAAACGCTCCATTCTCTAAACTTGGCGTATCGGGCGATGCTACATTCGAGGGCACAATCTCCTTCCATGGCATTAAGCTCACGTATGATTCCACAAACAAGGCTATCAAGATTGATGGTAATCTCTATGCCACAGGTGGTATCACGGCATACGGAGCAGGAGCATCTACCACGGGCGGTGGTGGCGGCTTGAACGGCAGTGTGAAGAGTTATTCAAATGCCTTGAAGCTTACATCAGAATCGCTGAGTGAGATTGCCTCTGCCTACTCCATCAAGGCTCTTGATTCTCGTATCTCTAGCTTGGAAGGTGGTAGTGCTACTGCTATTTCTGTCAGCGGTAGCGGTAATGCGGTTACGTCTGTCACCAAGAATGGTACTACTATCAGCGTAGTTAAAGGTAGTACGTTCTTAACTAGTCATCAGTCACTTGATGGTTACGTTAATGCAATATCTGTAAGTGGAAGTGGAAATGCTATCACGTCTGTATCTAAAAGCGGAAAGGGCATTACATTTACTAAAGGTGCTACATTTTTAACTTCTCACCAAAGTCTTGCTAACTATTATACCAAAAGTAGTGTAGATACACTTCTTAGTGGTAAGTCGGCAACTAGTCATACACATAGTGTTAAGATTAACGGTGTTACTAAAACCATTGCTGCTACTGGTGGAACTGCTGTAGATTTAGGAACGTATCTTACTAGTCATCAAAGTTTAGCAGATTATGCTAAGAAGAGTGAAATACCTACAAAAGTAAGTCAACTTACTAATGATACTGGTTATATTACTTCTAGTGGAAGTTGTGCTTATGCTACAAGTGCTGGAAATGCTGACAAGGTTGATGGTGTTCACGTTACTTGGGCAGGTGAATTAACTTCTACCAATCACCTTGTGGCTTGGGAAGCTGATGGTTCAGCTCTTAGAGATATAAAACCTGCTAATGTTTCTGTAGGTAACTCTGATAAATTAGATGGTATTCATGCTAATGGACTTCTTACTGCTCTATCTAATTCTGATAAGGGAATTAGTATAACAGTTGGTGGAACAACTAAAAGTGTTTCAAATATTAGTGTTAATTATGCTAGTAGTGCTGGAAATGCAGATACTGTAGATGGTGAACATGCGTCTGCTTTTACTAGGATTGTGGGTAGACATTCTATAGGAACTTCAGGAACAGCACCTTATAATTATATTCATTTGTTTAGAATAGCAAATTCATCAGGTTATTCTACTCTTGATTGTGAAATAGATTTTAGAACTAGGTATCATAGTGCTAAACTAGAAATTAGAATTAGTACTCAACAATATCCTTATAACTCAGGAGGTACTTCAATTTCAATAATAAAGAAAGTTGTAAGTGGTAGAACTTGTAATCTTTGGTTTTTACCTACAGTACAAACATCTAATTATAATTATTATGATGTGTATTATGAATCAGGAGCTTGGAACTCAGGTTCTTATGGAATAACATTAAAAGGTAAAGGTGGCACTCTTGTTTTCGAAAATAAAGGTACAAATCTTACAAGTTTACCAGATAAAGTTATTCCTGTTAGTAATAACGTTGCTACTTCTGCTACTAAACTTCAAACCCCTAGAACTATTTGGGGTCAAAGTTTTGATGGAACTGGTAATGTTAATGGTACTTTATCAGAAGTTGGTAATATACATTTTAAGGTAGATGATAGTTATGACATAGGCTCTGATGATGCTGCTAGTAGATATATTTACACTCATTGGTTAGGGGCTAGGGCTGGACGAAAATTAGAATTAGGAGCAAATAATAGTGGATTTGGACAGGGATTATGTTTAGATACTAATTTAAATGTAGGTATTGGAACTAATTCACCTGCTTATAAACTTCATGTTGTAGGTGATATTTATTCCACTGCTAGTATTAGAACTATTTTTAAAGATAAAGCTATAATACTAAGCGATTCTGATAACCCTGCTTGGATTAGTGCCCTTGCAGGTCAAATAATATTTGATACTGGCAAAGCTATTCGTTTTGGTGAAACTGCTTGGGATTGGAATCAATGGGCTGGTCTTAAATATACTCATTCTAATAAAACTATTTATCTTGGTATAGCTGATAATTCTGTGTTTAATGCTAATAGTGCACAAAGTAATGGTACACTTAAATTTCCAGGCATTACAACTATAACTCCTGATGGTGGAGCTAGAATTGGAGGTAGTGGCGGTGATTTATATTTAGGTAATGGTAATAATTCTGGTTTTGTGAAAGTTCAAGACATGTGTAGTCAAGTAAATAGTAGTTATTGGAACATAACACAATTAGGTAGTGCTACGTTTAAAAGTCTTACTGTTAATAATGTTATTAGTTGTGATAGTATTAGTGTTAGTAAAAATGCTGTTATTGCTGGTAATTTATCAGTTAACGGTTTAATAAATAATAAAGGTATATTACCTACAAATTATGAAGTTAATAATAAAGGAGCTAACTGTTATGTTTCAGCTGATGCTTTATGTTCTGGAATTACTGCTATTACTGATAGTATACCCGTTACAAATGTAGATATACATTATTCTAATGATAATGGTACTAATTGGACTAAATATGAAATGTCAGATAATAATAAATTTAAGCTATATGCTAATGTTCCAGAACACTATAGTATTATATTAGGTAATAATGTTGTTACTGGTAATAATGATGCTGAGAAATTAGCTCAAATAAAAAAGAACCAATTAATGTTTACATTTGACGTTCTTAATGATTGTTATTCTCAAATTTATTTTGCTAGTGTTGATATGTCAAACGGTATTAATACTATTTGTACTGTAGAGTTTATAGATAGTAAAGGTGTTATAATTAATACTTTTACTAAACTTATGACTGGATGGAATCAATTTAATTATATAAATCTATCTAATGGTAATGAAGGTTTTCCTGTAGGAAACAATAATAGAAGATATATTCGTTTTAAATTTAAACACGACCAAAATACTACTGCTTTACGTAATACTTCAATAAATAGAATACGAATATTTGCTTTTACTAAGTATTCGTTTCCTACTGATAGATTTATGGGTCATACAGGTCATATATATAACTTTGATTATAATATGAATACTTACTTCCCTAATAGCATTCTTGCTAAAGGTGGAGTTACAGCTTATCAATCTTCTGACATCCGCTTGAAGCAGGATTTGCGGAAGCTGGACTACTTGGGTATCATCAAGGCGATGGGTGGCACTTATGGCTTCGCTTGGAAGAAGGACAACACAAGGTCTATCGGTTGGATTGCCCAACACGTCTTGTGTAACCCTCAGTTAAAGGACATCGTGGAGACTGACGAGAAGGGCTACTACAAAATCAACTACTGGTCTCCGAAGCTGATTGCAACGGCATTCGGTGCTATCGAGCAGGTGGGCGATGAGGTCAGCAGGTTGAAGGCTCGGGTGGTCTTCCTTGAATCAGAGGTTCAGCGATTGAGTGGAGATAAGGAAGACTGCAACAAGAAGAGATTAGATAACAAGAATATTAATTTATTAAATTAGTTAAGAAAATGGAGAATTTAAAGATTAACAAGAAGAGTGAACAGACAACCGCCACTTACACCAAGGGTGGCTATCGAGTAGAAATCACCTACAATGTTGACAAGACGGGTGGCAACATCGAGAGCATCAATATGAGTATCTATGGTGACGCAAATGGTAATTATCTCGGCAATGCCAACGCAAGCTCCAACGGCAGCGAGCTGACCTACAACATCAGCGGTGTTCCGCAGAGCAAGCTCAGTGAGGTATCAGCATTGATTAAGGAGGTCAATTCCGCTATCGCCGCTAATATGGCAAGCGAGGCAGCAGAGTAAGTATTAACGCAGGGTGGCTCTTATAGAGCTGCCTTGCCTAGTGTTTTAAGTTCTAAAGATTAAGCGTATGAAACGATTTAAATTATAGCTTGCGAAAGTGTTCAATGTAACAGTAGAGCGAGTTGTTACTAAAGAAGTTGTAACAGAATTAGAAACTAAAGTTGAATATTAAAAAAATAAAGATTATGTCTTACAATAGTGATAGTGGAATTATTAGTGCTCCTGTTAGCATTGATGATGTTAAACGAGCTCTTGGAGAGAGTAGCAATGACCTTGCTACTCTTTGTAAGAGTGAAAATATAAATATATGGAGTAAGTATAAACCTATTAGTTGTAAAGGTGAATTTAAAGAATATCCTATTAGAGAAGACTCTGAGGAAATAGTAAATTCTTCATATAGTAGATATACTTGTGTTGTTCGTTGTGGTATGAATATACCTATGGACACTTATAAGAACTTACGTTATAATTATGGAGGAGAAGGTTTTGCTATTGAAGCATGTAAAAATCTTTATAAAGATAATGTATATGGTAATAATGGTTATATTCATGATAACACAAGTACAAGTGTATCAGGAAAACATTTTCCAAAAGGTGGTGCTAATTCTCCTTATAGATTAAGTGATTTTAGAAACTATAGTAGTAAAGCAATAAGTAATGTATTTCTGACTTCTATTCCTCAATTTCATAACGTTGAAATTTATTATTCTTCAACTCCTAAATTTAATTGTATTCTATATAAGAAAACAAATGTGGATTATAATACAAATGTTACTATGGATGATATAATACCTGATTTATATTTAGGTTGGTCTTTTTGGATTCAAATTCGTTATGATTCACCATATAATGTTAATGATAAGATTTATAAAAATTATTATGTCGGTAATTGCAAAAAACCAACAGATTATGTATACGCTAGTAAAGAAATAACTTTTGATATAGGCAGTGGAGATAAGTTTATTGATATTGTGCCTTTTTTAGCATATACTCGTAATGCAACTTTATATGATAATACAAAAATAATTTTTATATCTCTTCCGGGTGCTATTACTTTTAAATATTATCCTAGACAAATTAATATGGAAAGTATTAAAAGTGGTTCTAGTGGTTTTGTTGATTTCTCATCGTTGAGAGAATTAGTTGGTGGTACTTGTATTTGTAAAGCAAGAATACATAAACTTCCTGATGCTACATTTACAGTTACTGATGGTATATTTAGAAGTGTTTGTGGTTATGGTAACAATAAGACAACATACGGAAGAGGTTATGTTTCTAATAGTTCTGGTCAAATTACAGGTTCTGTAACTATTCCTGAAGGTGATAGAACAGATTATGTTGATATATATATAAGATTTGATAATGTTTATGAAGGAGGTTATTATGGACAAAGATGTCAATTATCTTTTGAAATTAATATAGATGGTGGATGGAAACAAGTTCCTCCAGGTGGTAGTTATATTATGCATTAAAAAGCAGATGTTCTTAATATAACAAATATGCTAGAAATGTATTTGTGGTTTACGTTCTCACCGAGAAAGCAGACACGTTGCGACCTAGTGATTACCAAACGTGGGGAAGCTGATTTTTAAAATTCGTAAATTTTGCTCCTCCTGCATTGTTATTCGGAATTATTTTCTTAACTTTGCACTGTTAATAGGAAAGGTATTCTGCTATGGCAATCTGGCGAAGAATATTGTATAACATAAAAATAAAGAAACAATTATGAAAAAGATTAAGACAATTGAGGCAGTTGATGCCTACAGAACATTGAAGGCATTGAAGACATCATCTATGAGCGATGATGCCGCCTTGCGAGTTTGGAAAAACATGAAGGCACTGCGCCAAGTAGCCGATACCTACGACAAGGATGTGGAGGAAGCGCAGCAGAGCTTGAAGGACGATAAGTTCGAGGAGATGCAGTGCAAGCTTCAGGAGTGCCAGCAGTTGGAGCAGAAGCACGCCGATGAGGGCTACGAATACACCAAGGACGATTCAGCCAAGTTCGCTGAGGTCAATGAGTACTTCTTCAATCAGAAGCAGAAGACCGAGAAGTATTTCAAGGAACTTGCCGACAAGGAGGTAGAGGTAGCCATCGAGGCAGTTGACGAGAAGGAGTTGTTCAAGGCAGCGAAAGATTGCGGCTTGAAGTTCGCTGATATGGAGACCCTTGATGTTGTGATAGGATAAACACTGATAAGTAGATATAGAAATAGCGTTAGAATTTGGCAAGAAAGCCGTTCTAACGCTATTTTTGCGACTTATTACTTTCAGATTGTTACTTTTTATGAAGTTTAACACAAAAATTAACCTAAAGCCGACTTCTTACTTTTAAAAATGCGTATCTTTGCGGTATCAATCTTTTAAATCAACTAAAATATAATAGCTTATGACTAAAGAAGAAGAAGATGAAGTCCATCGGTTAGTTCAATCAGTCGGTGTTGTACAGTTGTCAAGAGTAATGTTTAAGGACATGGACGTTAGCGAAATGATAAACGTCATTATCCTTGCAGGTAGAGGCTACAGCATAAAGCTACTCACTTGGTTTAAGTATTATTGTGAAGTGATGCCTCTGTTTATCATGCTTTTTCATATTGCATGCATGGTAACATTTGCGTCTCATGAAAAAGAAATGTGCGTATGGTTTAAGGAGAATTGGGTATCGGCAGCATTTATCTATTTTTCCGTTTACATCCATCCGCTTGTACTTATAATTGCGAGCAGATTCTTTTGGCTCTGCTACAGATGGCGTATTCCGATGATCATCTACCTATTTGGGATAAATGCTATTCATATCGTATACTGGAATGTTTTTACCACCAACGAAATGGTGGAAGCTAATGCTGTAATACTTGTAATGACCATTATATTTTATGTATATGGTTTTGTCGATAAGTATTTCTCAGGCAAGGGCTGTCAAAGTTTAATCTCTAGATTATAATGATATGGGAAAGTTATTTGGTTATCACACCTTGGGAGTGTTATTAAAATCGTTATCGGATTCTTGTTTTCGAGCAGACGAGCAAGAGAAGAGAGGGGAGAAGGTAACTGCTTGCGGAATGAGTAGCGATGAGATAGAAGACCTTTGTGAGAACTATCTGCCGTATGCTCTCAACCCGATGCTATCTACCGAGGAAGTCAAGGAGAAACTGCACGTTTCTGATGCTACCCTTAACAGAATGGTGGCTAGGGGCGACATTCCGAATGGCGAATGCAAGAAACGTGGGCACACCCGATATTGGAAGAAGTGGGATATACTGCACTTCATTAAGAGCAAGAGAAAATCATAACGTATTAATAAGCCCTATCGCAGCACGGATAAGCGAGCATATATGAGTATGGATTATATGTTTTGTACTTTGATTATAGTAGCGATACTGGTAATAATCAACAGCACGTTTATTGCTTACCTGTATCTTTCCTATAAGTATAAAACGATAGATAAGTTCTTCATGGCTTTGGTGACATCATCAACTATGATATTGATAATGTGGTTCGTGGAAGGATTGTATCTGTATCTAACAAATTAATGATGAAAAATTTGGTGGTTTCGGAATTATTGTCTATATTTGCAGTGCTTTTTAGAGCAGCACTTTTAAGAGCATCGCATTTCCGAGCAGGAATGTAATATTCCCCTATACTACGCCAATAGTATAGGGGAATTTTGCTTCTACTTCTATCCTAATAGTTGAACATGTAAGTGTTCCTTACAAGTTGAGTAAGAGAGGTAAGTGATTGCCTCTCTTTTTTGTTTCAGTTTGCGTGAGTGACGTTGCAATTTTTGCAACAGTCACTCTGACTTTCCCTTTTTTTGTTTTTACATTTTCAAGAAGTCTTCTATATCTATGTACTCAATACCGAAATTCTCCGCACATTGTTTGTCGGAGTCCGAGAAGTCACCTTCTTTTCCGCTAGCATCACCTATCATTATCAGCTCACTTTTCTTCCAAGAAGAATACGACTCAAGCATTCCTGTATTTGGCTTTCTCATTCCTATCTCTGCATGCGATGGGCAATACATAGAGTTGACGAAGATATTTCGTCCGGTATGATTGCGAAGATATTTTTGCATAAAGCTTTCAATAGCCTTTATCTTTCCGATGAAATCCTGTTCGTCAACAAATTGAGGGATGCCTCCTTGGTTTGAGACTATTTCCACATAGTAAAGAGTAGGGAATGCATCTACAATCTTATCCAAAACCTCTTTACGGATTTTGAAATCTGTTACATCTGTAGGAAAGGTGTTTCCTGATATAGTTGTAATAATCGTGTCGTCTAAATCAATGAATAATACTTTTTTCTTGATTAAATATCCTTTTTCTGTCATAATTTTGCTTTTTTCTATATTGATATATTAATATCTTTATCTACGAAAATTAAGTTTGTAAAACACAGTTGTTCCGGTGTGTCTCACCATTTTTATTACAATGCAAAGATACGACAAAAAAGATGGCCTTGCAAATAAATTAATGCAAATTTTAAAACGTTATCTGTTTTTAATGAAATCATTAACAATTCTCTCTATGGTGTCTTGCTTGATAGCTATAGGGGCATCACCTTGATATTCTATCACTTGGTTGCCGCATTCCTTCCAAAATAGGTTGCTATTGATGCGTTCGCCATCTACCAAGATCCAATCCTGATGATGTTCAAACGAATGCATATTAGTTAGCGGAACGAGAATGAATAATTTATTCTCCATCTTGTTTACGAGTACCGACAAGTCATTATCATCAAATGTAATGATAACTCGATTTTCATTCTCAGATAGAACGTTAAAATCCTCATTAAAACGTTCATAAAGGTAATTTTTGATTTTCGAACAACTCATATTCTTGTAATTTTATAGGAGGGCAGATGGAAAAATCCAAGGTCTGCCCGCCAAGTTAAACTTATAAGGAAATCTTCTATAATATCGACTGACAGAGCCATCCCATAAGATAGCATGGTTCTTCGCCTTGCATATCTATTCCCAGATGGTTGCATATATGTGCTACTACATGAAACATTTCATGTGTGAGACTATTTATATACTCACCTTCAGAAGTAGATTTGCAAATGAGCACAACACTTGTTTTCTTTGAAACATTTGTGTATGTCAATCCTTTGTTTGAAGAATCGGTTGAAATGTGGTCGTATGCATCCAATAATGGTTGCCCCTTACAATCAATGGAACTTAGTAAGTCCATAGCTTCGTCAACATCTTCTTGATTAGCTATATGACATACAATCACATTCCAATCGTATTTCTCCAAGTAAATTTCTTGTTTAATCATAATACATCATCCCATGGAATGCCGATACCATTATGGTTGCAATCGGCATAAAATCTATTGAAAATAAATCCGTCCGCTTGGTCTGGGTCATCCACCATATCCTTAATGAATTGAGCCAAAGCAGCTTCGTCTTTTAAAGAAGACTTAAAGAAATCGGCTCTAGCCATGTTTGCGACATAAACGAAATCGTAATTGTCGGCATTCTCCAACTTTACGTTGTTGACTTTAAGAAGTTCCTCGACTGTATCTTTTTCTGTCGGTTCAACTTTTTCGAGCTTACCAGTTGTTGCGTTTGTCTTGCGCATTAAGGTAATAGCCCAGTCGCACATCTTTTTATTGAAGTGCCAGCCATTGTAGCGAAGGTATGCAATCATCCCTTCCGGCTTCATATCGTATGCGTCAAGTGGTATTTTGTATCTTCCCATAATAAAAGCTTTTAAAGGAGGTGGAGATTTCTCCCCACCTCAAAGTGTAATACTAATAGCGATAACCGCCACCTCTGCGACCACCATGTCTTTCACCATAGCGGTCATCATCGTCATCCCAATTGTCTCGGTAATCCGGCATTGGATTTCTGTGACCCATTCGTCCATACTTGTCATCCCCCATTTCATCAATGCAGTGCATGAGTTTACCACCATACTTAAGCATCTTCTCTACAAGTTCTGACATTTCATTTACCTTGTTTTCGGTAATTTCTATCATGTATCCCATAATGATTTACTTTTTTGTATTAACTTTTTCCAAAGCCACTGACAACATAGACTTAATATCGGTCAAAGTTCCCTTCATTCCGCTAACCTCGCTTTTGAGGTTATTGATGTCTTCTTCCTGTTGTCTGTCTTTGGCTATTTGTGGATTCAATACGGCACGCATCTTTGCGCACTCTTCCATAACCTTTTTGTGGTATGGCTCGCTTTCCACAATCTCCTTAGAATGCCGATACATAGCCTCAACTTCCGCATCCATAGCTTCACGGCTTTCAGAAACCACGAGGTTTTCCGAATTTGCAATTTGCATATTGGATGGGAGTTGTTTGAACTCCATTTGTTCATTAGGCAATTTTACGACAACATCAACGGTAGTCTCCATTGGTTGTGGGTTGAATTGCCCAGGAGTATATGTTGGGAACTTAGGTTGTGGGTTACTGACCGATACAACCTGTCCGATTTTAAGACTTGGGTTTTCACCCTTGTCAAGCACATAGAATATGCTGTTAGGTCGAAGTCCTTGAAACATAGCTTTGTAATGTTAATTGTTAAACAATACCCGTCATTAGCTGAAGGGTGTTAGTATCTCGCTCGAACCAAAACTGATAAACTCCAGTTCCTGCAATGTCGGCTACCGTCAAAGGATTGCCGTTGAACTTAGTTACAGCTTGGGTTACGCCATTGGTCTCGAAAAGGATTGGCAGCGTATTTGTCGTACCAGTCGGAATAGCTTGATGTAGGTTCACAAAGATAGTTCCCCTATAGTTAGCATTCACGAAGGCGTGGTTTCTGAACGAGAAAACGACATTTTCGGTGTTCACCACCACGCCTGTAGATGCGATAGCTGCCGAGCCGTTACGATTAACCCATGCAAAAGGTCTCATCCATAACATAGCAGCCTCCTTTCTTTAACCCCAGAATCCGTTGTTGGCAGCATTCAAACCATACAGACCAGCCTGATAAGCGACACAATTAGGAACCGCAGTAAATGGGCTGTAAGGAGTAGTTACCGTCTCTGGCAACTTACACTTGATACCAGCCACCTCACTCTGCAAGCCAGCCAATACCGCATTGATAGGTGCTACAGCCTGACCCACAATCTGTGATGTCATAGCGGAAGACTTGAAGGTACTGTTCTCCTCACGAAGAGAATCAATCTTGTTCTGCATCTCACGCATCTCAGCCTGCTTCTGACCGTCAACGATGGTCTGAGTGCTCTCCTTGATAGCGTTGTGCAAGTCACAAGTCTGGCGCTGGGTCTCGTAAGCCACGTTAGAGAAGCCACGCTCCTGTCCTACGGCTACATTGTTGATGGCATTCTGCAAAGTGCCAGTCTGCTGACACATAGCCAACTTGACGTTTCCGTCCATAGCCGTAATATTATTATTTACACGGCAGCAGCAATCAGCGAGTTGTGATGCAATCTGCATATTACCTTGTTGAAGAGCGTTGATAGTTTGCATTCCGCTCATGCCTACTTGGTTGCCCACGTTCTGAACTTGGGTTGTCAAGGCAGAGATTGCTTGTTGAATCTGTCCTTCAGTACAATTGAGCTGAGTAGCGAGATTACTGAGTGCATTACGATTGCCACCGATAGCATCCATAAGCAAGGAACGACCATAGTCATTGTTGATTTCATTGGCAAGACCTGCGCCATTGCCACGACCACCAAAGCCGAAACCATTACCGCCCCAACCACAGAAGCAAAGGATAAAGAGCAGCCAAATGAACCAAGAACCATCACCATTGCCGAATCCGTTATTACCCTTCATCGCAAGAAGAACGTTTGGATCAACGCCTCTCTGTTGGAGCAAAGGAGCTATCAAGCTCATCATTCCTCCATTGTTACCTGAACCCTCTGGATTAAAAACATAAGTTTTTGATGTCTCCATAAGAATAATCTTTTTGTGTTAAACCTTAATTAAACTAACTCTATGTAACGTTACGGCTGCAAAGTTACGAATAATAAGGATAAGATTAAATAACTCTATCAAACTTTCTTTTAATCACTAATAATCAAGTAGTTAAGGTGATAGGAGGTAATATCATACTTCCGGATGCATGGAAATCAAAGGCTTGTTTGCAAATTCCGTTTGCAGAAAACGAAAAATGCAAACGGAACAGCAAACAGAAATTAAGCACACACGAACTTGAAACCAAACTTGTCAGTATAGTATTCCTCTTTAGGGTGTCTTTTTGTCTCGGAGTCATAGCAGAGAATGAACGGCTCACCCTTAGAGTAGAAATAGTTATAAGACTTTCGCAAATACATCTTTGCATTCAAAGCCTTTGAGGAGAGCTTTCTTATCCTCAACTTTGTCTCTTGCGGCTTGCCCGACATAACTCTAAGTTCATCCATTTTGTATTGCATGTGAAGTTTTCTTCCTTTACTTGCATATCTTTCTTTATTCCAATAGTTTCTTAGAGACTTGTTTCGCTCTTTTCGAATTCTATTTATCGTTTCTACATTGTGTTTTAAACCAAGCTTACTGACTTGTCCTAATATTGTAGATTGAGGAATATTCAACACTTCGGAAATTTCCCTTGCTGTCATCGTTTGGTACATGACGGAAATTTGGCTGATGGTTTCTTTACTCAACTTGTTGTCTATTTTTGTGCCACCTAAAATAGTGATATATTTATATAAGGTGTGTAGTGTAACACCAGCAGCCTTGGCTACTTCCTTTCGTGGGTAGTCATTGATGTGGACTTTAATATAGTCTATCTGTTCTTTTGTTAATCTTCTTGGCATTCTTCATCCTCCTCAAAAGAAAATCCATATTTGTTCTTATAGTATTCTTCATTCATCCTATGAGTATTCCGGTCATAACCTATGGTGTATGGCTCACCTTCGAAAGCGAAATATCCATGCTTTGTTATGAGATTGTACTTGGCATGATATGCTTTTATAGGCATATCCGCAAATTTGAATCTTGTCTGTTGCGGAATGCAGGATATAACTCTGAATTTCTCCATCTGCATGGTTCTTTGCCAGCTTTTTACCCTTTTACTTATTGTTGTTTTCTCATACGCTTTCTTTAAATTTGCCAAACTATTCTTTTTAAGTCTTTCGATAGTTTCATTCGAATGAGTAAGCTTTAGTCTTTTTGCCGCCTTTCCTACTGTAGACGGATGACACCCTATAATCTCGGCAATCTCTTTGACTGAATGGTTGGTGTAAAGCTTTGCAATTTGTTCATCACGCTTCTTGTTGGGTTTCGGAACAGGTCTTTTATGTTCGATTTTACAATTGCAATCATGTAGAATCTTATACAAGAATTTCACGCTGACACCCATTCTTTGTGCCAACTTGTATCTTGGTCGTTCATTTATGTGCGCCTTAATGATGTCTATTGTATCTTGTTCTATTATCTTCATTTTTATTCAGTTTTTTATGGTGTGACTCACCTGTATTTGCAAAGGTAATGAGATTTTATTGATAGAGCAAATAATTTAATGTGTTATAACTTTGTTTAAGGAAATATTTAATTATTTGCACAAAAATTAATTGTGTAGTTTTCTGACTCGGCTATTTTCACATTATTATATATAAATAGCTATCTTTGCAACAAAAAACATAAGGAAATGACAGCGGAAACTATTCAATTAATACAGACGGGAATTAATCTTCTTTGCGCATCGGGAGTTATCTCCACGTTGCTGTACTATAATAGTAGAAAACGAAAGGAGGCGGCACTCGCATCACAGGAAGAGAATAAGACTATTTCATCATATGCCGATGAGTGGAAGGCTCTCTATGAACGTTCCAACGAGTCGGTCGTTAATCTTAATAGTAAAGTAGATGAATTGTATGAGGAAATCAATCAGTATCGTATTACCATACGCAATCTTAGGGATGAGAAGAACGATTTGAAGCTTGCCTTGCATGAGGCACAATGGAACAGATGCATCAAGGATGGATGCCAACTTAGAACCCCACCAAGAAAGCGAGAATCCTTAGAAACGTTGGTTGAAAAGGAAGAAAATGAGATATATCGTGACAGGGAGGATTAAAATATGGTCAAGTATCTGAAATTACTCATACAAGTTAATAGCGGACATTCAAGCAAGGCATTCTTCTTAGTGTCCGTTACTTTGATAGGTTTCTTGATGCTCCTGGTTGTCTGCTTTATCTTAGTGTGGGAAGTGGTAACTTATGGGACTATCAAGACCGATTTGATGGGGTTAAGTGCATTTGTTGGTAGTGTGGCTAGTTTGTTCGTCACGGCTGGCATTACCAAGACTATAGGGGAACGTGGCGAACACAATAACAATAACTTAAAGTTGGAGGAAAAAGACAATGGCTAAATCGGAGATTTTAAGCGAGTTCGTACTTAGTTGGGAATCGTCTAAGTACACCAACAGAAAAAGTGACCGTGGAAATGCGACAAAATACGGAATCACGCTCGCTACTTGGAAGAAGGTTGGATATGACAAGAATGGTGATGGGGTAATCAATGCCGAGGATGTGAAGTTGCTTACCAAGGCAGATTATGACCGAGTGTTCAAGAGGAACTACTGGGATGTTTGCATGGCTGACAAGATAAACAACCAGTCAGTGGCGAACCTCCTAGTGGACTTCGCCTACAATAGCGGATGTTCAAAGGCCATCCAAAAGATACAGGAAGTTGTAGGAACAAAGGTGGACGGCATCATGGGCAAGAACACCTTGGCGGCTATCAATAACTTCAATCAAGGACAGTGGGTCTTGTTCGACAGTCTGAAGGTCGCTAGGATTACCTACCTTAACGACATCGTGAAGAACGACCCTAAGCAAGAGGTAAATCTGAAGGGTTGGCTCAGACGTGTCGGGAACATCAAGTACGGAAAGCTCGTCTGCAATGATGGACGTGTAATAAACAGCTAATAACACAAAAATAGCTCCATCGTTCTTGTCGGTGGGGCTATCTTCGTTAAAGTCCTAGCTTGGTGGTTATCCAAGAGCCTATTGGAACATTCTCCTCCTTGGACTTCTGCTTTATATAGTCCACGATTTCCTTTGGCATCCTTATGCAAAGGTTTACATTGTTTCCTTTCTTTCGTCCGCTGCCAACCCTTGCGCCTCCTCTGTTGCTTTTCTTGTTATCCATATCTATTTTGTTAGAAGTCTTACTCTATCCATTGTTGTGCTTCTTGGAGCGATAAAATAGCATTCTCGCTCCAGCTTGTCTTTTACGAGTCGGTCTATCTCCTTTATCTTATCTCTGCTTTCGTCTAGCAGGTTCGTTAACATCTTGATGCGTCCTTGCATATACTTCAATTCGGTAGCCACATTCTCTGGCTTACAAACTTTGCTTATGTTTGCTAGAACAGCTTTCATAGCCTTGTTTTCTTCTATCAACTTGTCGTAGTTGCGAAGAATAGGAAGCATCTGCCTCTCGTAAGGAATATTGTTTTTTGTCTTACTCATATTATTCTACAATTTGAAATGCCAAGTCGTTCAATATGACTCCAATCGGTGTGTTCTTGTCTGTGTTGCGGAATGGCTTATCCAACACGAAAGCACAAACCTTGGTGTCATAGATTATCTTATAAGTACTGCCGAGCAAGGAAATGGTATCTCCCTCGTATAGTTCTTTTCCATTCTCATCCTTTAATCCTGTGTATTGGCAAATGGTATCTTCCACTACCTCGTATACGCTGCAATACTCATCTTCGATAGTATGGTATTGTTTCTTTCCTTCTCCTGTGAATAGGCTACCATATACAAAGGCGGTTTCTTTTTGGGCGATAAAGTCAAGCCCCTTCAATCCGTCTGCTCTTCTTGCTCTGAATTTGATAGTTCTCATATTGCTTGGTTTTAAAGTTCTTTAATTGTTTTCCTTTAGATAATCTGCCGAAGCTTGCAACATCTTGATTGTGTTCTCAGCAACCTTGTGGGCATCGTAGTCTGAACCAGCTTCATCAATAGCTTGCTTGTTCGACCTAATAAGTATCTCTAGGAACGTGGCACATTCATCCTTTGTTGGTGCATTGACGTGGATAGGTTTTTGAACCGTCTTCACGAAATAGTCCATACCCTTTTTAAGCAAGGTTCTTATCTCGTTTGGTCTGCTATTCTTGCCTATCGTTTGTTGTATCTGGATGCGGCAACTCACACCACGCTTTGGGCAACCTATGCGATAATCATCGCCAACTTCTTCTATTTCTCCGTCCATATAGTCAACCTTTGCGATAAAGCCGTTGTCCTTATCGGTGCAAACTAGGAAGTCGCATTCTCCTCGCTTGTGATTGCGAGTGTTGTCAATAATGAAAAGTGGTATTTCTCTCTTTGCCATATTATAGAGTTTTTTGCAAGTTGTTGTATCTATTCATAATCTCTTCGAAGCAACCTTCTTTCTCCTTGATAACTCTTTGCAGGTCTTCTTGGAAAATAATTCTACACCATTGCGTGCCATCCTTGAAGTAAATGTTAAGATGGCTTTGGTCTCCATTATTGTAGAAGTTGTATGCTCTTATCTCTTTCATGTCCGTAAATCTAAATAGTTATGCTTTTTACAACGTAAGCGAACTTCATCGTACCATAGGCGTTATATTGGATAAGTCGCATAGAGATTGCATATTCATTTTTTAAGAATAGATAACCTTCTGCTATAATAGACTTTTGTACTTCTAGGCTCTTGTCTGGATTGACCATCTCTATAGCCTTGCATCTACTCTCAACTACAGTGAGGTCTGTATCAGATAGCATTTTAGTTATCTCTTCTTTGGCTGTTTCTTCATCCTCATACTTAAAATTGTTTTTAGCGAGAATGCGATTAAACATCAAATCTGTTGTCAAGCTTAATTCTTTCATATCCGTAATTTTAAAGGGTTGTTATGCGAACAAAAGAGCACATTGGAACTCGTTTTCAAAACGCTCTCTTGTGTAATCTGCGAAACGCTCGAACTTGCCACCTTTCTCGAACTCCTTAGCATCTGCTATGAAGTTGCACTCCTTAATGAGAGACTTAGCTTGAACTTGCTCAAATCCGAACTCGAAGAACTCACGCATTCTTTTATTATTAGTTGTTGCCATATTCTTTTCGCTTGCCGTGATGCGATAGGGCTTAATTGTTAATAATACAGTTTCTGAAGGTGTGTCTCACCTTTCTATTTCTAATGCAAAGATACAAAGAATATTTGAAATATGCAATAAAAAATCAATCTATTTTCTTTGCATTAACTTTTATTGGATATAATAGTAGGCTTTATTACATTCGTTAACAGAAAATGGCTAGTTTTTCACTTATTCGGGTTTTGGAAATAACCCAAATGGCTCTTTTTATGCCATATATAATATAATTTGTACCTTTGCACTCAAAAAGGAGGTTGATATGCAATTAAGATTTGATTGGTGGCGTTGGCTCGTTACCATATTGGTAGGTTTCTTCATCATGCTGATTATGTACGGATGCCGGACAACAAGATATGTAGAAGTGGAAAAGGTGGTGCGAGACACTACTACTTACGCCCATTGGGACTCAATTATCAACGAAAGGGTCAAGCTTATTCGGGACAGCTTGCTATCTTATCATTGGGAGCAGACCGAAAAGCAGGTTAAGGATTCCACTTACATCAAGGATGATGTCAAGACAAGGGTAGATGAGAGTGGTAAGGTTCTAGGTAAGGATTCTACTCATATAGAGATTAGATACAGGGACAGCAAGGAACTATCCAAGGTTCGTGATAGCCTTATTCATTATAAGGAGATAGCAGAGCGAGCGAGTATATACAAGGCTCAGAGGGATAGCATAAATAGAGAATTGAGTATCGCCCAGACCAAAAAGGAATATATTGAGAAAGACTTGGAGGGATGGGATTTGTTCTATTGGAAATTCGGTATGATTTCCTTTTGGGTCGTTTCCTTGATGCTGGTTACAATGATTTTCTTTCTCACGGTAAAATATAAGAAAAAGTTATTTTATTAGGTTGGTTTTTAGTTATTAAGGTTTTAGATTGGTTTAAGGTAACAACTTATGGAGCAGCTGCCAGTGATGGTGGTTGCTCTTTTTTTTGTCTTGAAAATGCCTTAGAGTATTAAATGTTAAATTTGCAAGCGGTTTAATGTATTTGTAGTTTTATATACGTAACTAAAATTGTGTTGTGTGTTAAAAATGCGCAATAAGAGCAGAAGAATACATTAAAACCCTTGCAGTTTGAAAATAAATTAGTATCTTTGCAGCGTGCTTTGTTGGTGCTGACACGCTTACAAGAATCAATAAGATTTTCCGTGGCGAAAGCCACATCACGATAATCCTTACCTAGATTTCGGTGTCAGACGAATGAAGGGTAAGGATTTCTTTTTAGAATCCTTGTTTTGAGTCGAAACATTCTTAGATTGCTCTAGGTTAGCAATGGGCAATAATTGTTGGAGTAGGCGAAACACAGATAAGTTAAACAAATAAGGAAACGAGTTATTATGCATCAGATTAGAATTGGTATCAAGCAAGCTAAAATTGCACTAGGCGATAAGAATCGCTTGGTGGGATTTTGTTTTGCCTTAAAGATAAAATTTCTATTCCGTGCATCAGACCTTCATTTTAGATCTACAAACCAAGCAGCTAAAGTGATGGGCTACAACAAGAAAGATTTCAAACAATATTTGGATTTATCAGTTAAATTTGGATATTGTAGAATTGAAACTAACAAGTTCGGTGTGAAGAGAATCATAGCGAACAAGTTGCATGACAGTTTCCAATACAGTTACAAGACAAGACGCTGCGAGATAGCTAAACTTACCTTGCCTCAGTTGAGAAGTCTTTTGTGTGATGTCGTTGTGAGTAACAAAATCAATATTATTGAAGATGTCTCCAATACGCATTGTAGAGCCGTCAATGGGAATACGATTAAAAGTGTACGTAGTGCCAAAAAAACGGAAGCTCGTATGTTGGAAAGACCATTCAATGAAAAGTACACAAGTTATTCATACACCAGCATGATGAAAGATACCTGTTCAACTAGATACCAAGTTGGGAAGACTATCAAAAAGCTTGTTAAGTCTGGTACGGTAAAAAAAATAGTCCAATGTACAGAAGTCGGAGTAGACGCATGTGCTTGTACTAACAATTGGCATTATTATGATGCGTTCGGAAATCTTATCATCATTTCGGCAAAATATCGAAAGGGTCAACTGCGATGCGCTAACAAATACAAAGTCCTAAAAAGCCAAGTATCTAAGTCGAAGAGTGGAACAAACCCAAAAATTATTGAGCGAAAGATGAAGTGGGTAAAAAATCGAACGTAATAATAGTAGACGAGAGAATCTATAAATAACCTGCGTGCGTAAGGGAGCTTGTAGAGTTAAGGGGAATATACGAAGTATATTTCACTTATGTATATAAACTACTCGTATGTGTTGTGAGGTTGATTAAAGAAACTAAGAAAAGAAAGAAGCTATGGGAGAAAGAAAACAGAAAGAGGGCGATGAGCACAGAAACGTTGCAAAACCAACTTATGAAGAGTTTGCAATGTATTGCTCGATGGCAGGTTTTATGAAAGACAACCTAAAGTGGCTTTATGGTCGATTTGATGATGTCGGATGGTTGCTGCCAAGCGGTAAAGTCCCTAAGAAATGGGAGGATTTGGTCAAGAAATGGAATTCCTTGAAGAATCCGAGCCAGACATACCGCAAGCATGGTTTCAAGTTCAAGACCAAGGAAGAAAAGATGCACGACTGCTATGAAGTGTGGACTGATGGTTCTGCGGTTCTTCGGACTGATACCAAGCGAAGAAAGTACACTGGTGGTGCTGCTTATGTGATTTTACACGAAGGCAAGGTGTATAAGCAGGGTAACTATGGAACAATTGACACGACAATAAGCCGTATGGAGCTTTTGGCAATCATCTGTGGTGTCGGTCATTGCCCGCAAGGTGCGGTTGTTACGGTTCATAGTGATAGCCAATATGCACTTAAGACTTTGAGCGGTGTTTATTCTGCACACAAGAACTTAGACTTGATGGAGAAGTTTAGAAAGCATTCCGCTCATGTAGCACACATCACTTGGCGCAAGGTGAAGAGCCATACAGGAGTAGAGTACAATGAGCTTTGCGACAGATTGGCAAACGAAGGTAGAATAGCTGCCGAGATTAAGGCAGGGTTAAGAGTTAATTCAAAAGCTTAGAGAAATGAAGATACGGACATTTGAACTATGTGCCGGATATGACTCTCAACTGATGGCTTTGGAGCGACTGAAGAAGAAATATTCTGATTTCGATTACGAGTGTATCGGATGGTCTGAGATAGAGCCAAGTGCAATAGCCTTGCATAATGCTTGCTTTCCTAGTCTGTCCGGCAAGAATTTCGGTGATATGACAACGATAGATTGGAGTAAGGTTAAAGACTTTGACTTACTGACGTATTCAACACCTTGTCAGTCTGTTTCGCAAGCCGGAAAGCAGAAAGGAATAGAGGAGGGAAGCAATACACGTTCCTCTATCCTTTGGTTTACAAGAAACGCCATTATTACCAAGAGACCGAAATACCTCTTGATGGAGAATGTTGAGGCTTTGGTTCAAGACAAGTTCATCGGCTACTTCAATAAGTGGCGCAAGGAGTTGGAATCATATGGATATATCAACTTCGCTAAGGTGATAAATGCCGCAGATTGCGGTGTTCCTCAGAACAGAAAGCGTGTCTTCATGCTCTCTATACGAAACGATGGTGATAAGATAGATTATCATTTTCCGAGAAAGACAAAGCTAGAGAAACACTTGGTTGATGTCTTGGAGGAAAATGTGGATGAGAAGTACTTTTTTAGTGATGACTTGCTATGTAAAGAGAAATTTGTATCGAATGAATGGAAAGAACCTATGAGTGCAGCTATAAGAACTCGTTCTGAAGGGAAGTGGATAAAAGGCGAAAAGCATAGTCCAAAGGTCGAGCTTGGAAAGAATATAGCCAATACCATTACATCTGCGAGCAAGGACTCCTTGGTTGTGCTTGGAGAGACTAGGTTGTGCATTAGGCGTTTGACTCCGAGAGAACTCTTCCGTTTGATGGACGTTGACGAAGAATACATAGACAAGATGCTTGAAAGTGGAGTGCCGAAGTCAAGTCTTCAAAAGGCTGCTGGAAATTCGATTGTTGTAGCTTGCATGGAGAGGATATTGGAGGAACTTTGGTTTTCTGAGAGTAATGTTAAGGTCGCTGATGATGGCCAGCTATGTTTATTTTAAATGTTTTAATGAAATGATGTTTTTAAATAATAACGAGAAAAAGAAGAAAGCAAATGCTATTTTTTATAAGATAGATGAGTACATCTGGGGACGAAAGGATTTTGCTACCGATTGCCCCTATGGTGAGAAAGGCAGATACACCAATGCAATTAATAAAGTTGGTGATTTGGGGTGTAATACTTGCGAATGGCAGGTAAGACATGACCCAAGTACGCAAGTTGTGACGTGCTCCCATCCAAAGGTGTAGAAGAGCGAGATTAAGAAACTTTTTAAGGATATGTGATATGGATAAAGAGAAATTAAAGAATGATTACGAGAATGCTTGCAATGCTTACTTGAAGGCATTCTGTGAGAAGCATGAATTTTACGGATTAGATAATCCGGAGACATTTTGGATAGGTGACCAAGTTGGAGGAATAGCTAATTGTGGCGATTTGACTTTCGATATGGCTACTATTGTAACAGATATTGACAAGGAAGCTCCCGAAGAAGAGTTGTTGAAGTGGTACGATTATACTATTGAAGCTAGAGAGTTCAATTTGCCTGTTCCAAACTTCGACCATTGGCTTATGGGGTGTCCTATAACACCAAGTAAATGGTTCGAGATTATGCGAGCAAAGCGCAAGGAATTTGAGGACTTGTTGAAACAAGAAAATGAAAGGTTGAAACATGGAAAGAAGTAATCTTTTTAATCATTTGTTGAGGATATTTGATGAAGGTCTCAGTATGAAGACTACCGAACTTGAATATGGTACACTTGAAGTTACTGTAGAGAATCGAAGCCAAGACAAGAAAATCACATTCTTAGCAAAGGGCATGGAGGATGCCAAGCAGAAAGCAGCGGAATGGCAGGTTGGACAAATGCTCTTGAATTGCGATGATTTCGTGGAGATTGTTATGTTCTTGGCTCAAAGAAAGAAACTTAAAAAGGAAATGGCAAATGGATAAGAATTTTAGAAGTTGCTTTTGTTGCATCCATTTCTTGGAAATACAAAATACAAGTACAGGAAATGTCTTGAAATGCAAGAAAGGTAGCACTACGAAAGTACAAGGGAAGAGACTGACAGAAATTGCTGCAAGGTGCAAAAACTACAAAGCGTAAGGCACACGTTAAAGAACATAGTAAGACGAAATTAAGGATAAAGGTGATAGTAGAAAGAGTGTTTGAGAAAGAGAAAAATGTAAAAAGTTTAAAATAAATGGTAGAAACTATATTAAACAATTAAAATACATTAATAAAATAAAGAAACACATTAAAATGCTTGCATGTTTTGAATATTCTTTGTATCTTTGCATTGCAATTACGAAATAAAGGTTATTAATTTGAAAAGGTGAGACACACCATAAAAACTGGGAATGATGACAAAAAAGGAAATAATAAAACAATGGTTGGATGAGCCGAAAGTGAGATTTTGTAATAATTCTAATTTTACTTTGGGTTATGGTGATGGCTGGGATTGGGTTAAAGATGTTCTACGACCAGCTATCACGAAGAACGCTATGTTTCTCAGATTCTTGGAGTATGGTTTCCGTGAGATAGAAGAGTTTTTGAAATCAAAAACCGGAAAACCGAGCGAAGAGGATTGTTCCTTGTATTCTGTTGGATATAAGGATGGTGTCAATGATGCCATGATTGCAATTAAGAATAGATTTGAAAATTTAAAATAGGAGGTTAAATGGATTTAGGAAAGGCGATTAAGACAATGAGGGTAAGCAAGGGCTTGACCCAGCGACAACTTGGTAAGGCTATCGGTTGTAGTGAGACAAATATGTTGTTTATGGAGACCGGAAGAACGTTTCCACGTAAGAGTAAGATTGATGCAATATGCAAGGTATTGGAGATTCCGATGTCTTATTTGTTGATGTTCTCTATTACACCGGATGATATTCCCGAAGATAAGCAGAGTTTGTATACAAGCATCGTTGAGCCGATGCGTAACGAATTTATTAGGGAGTTGTTGCGATGAAGAAATGCTATTATTTTGTGGCTAAGTATGTCAAGAATGGCATAACATGTACATGTACAGGTACACAAGAGACGATTGAAGGCTATTTTGATTTTGTCAGTGCAGGAAATTTTATAGCACAGAATCATAATATTGATTACAAGGACGTAATTGTAACTTTTTGGTCTGAGATTAATTCAATAATGTTAGATAAATATAGGGAAACATTAGGAAAGCAGAAAAATGGTTGAATTCGAGTATGAAGGCAGTATCATTTTGAAAAATTACGATTTCCATTTTATGCCTTGTGCAGGGATAAAGTCGTAATTAACAATCTTACATACAAGATTAAGTCTCGTGTGTTCAAGTGCCAAGGAAAGACAGTTAAAGTTGTTTTAAAAAAGGTTGATAATGAGAATACGAATAGTTAAATATGTTTGTGCCGATGGAGTAGAAAGAGGTATCTTGGAGTATCGCAACCATTGGTGGGAGAAGTGGGAGCCATTGCATCAGGAAGGCAAGCTGGCTTATGTCTCATATATGGGAACGAAACCATATAAGTCATTGCAGGAAGAGTGCTTTGATGTACTTGGGTTGAATGAAGAACAGATAAAGGTTCGTGAACAGATGTCCCGTTATATCTTGGATGCCGAAGAGGTATACATTGGTGCAAGAATTGGTAACGAATATCGTATCGGCTATGATGTTGATAATGATGAGAGTTTGGAAACGCTTAGGAATTTGGAGGAATAGTTATGTTCGGAAAGATTTTTTCGGTTAAGACCGATATTGTATATCGTAGAGAAGAGAGTTTGAATCTCTTCGATGGCAAGAAGAAACTTGATAAGGTGGTGTCCGGTCGGGTATTCAAGGAGCAAATCAAGTTCTTTGGTTTTACCATCAGAACAAAGTTTTTTTATCAGATTTGCTGTCCACAAGTCAATATGAATGATACTCATGAGGCTTGCACATTGAATCGGGTCGAGGATTTGGTGAGAACGGAGTGCTATAATAAGGTAGTAGAATATTCAAACAGAAAGCATCATGCCTAGTGTTAATTGTTTCAGAAGAGTCTTGTTGAACGTAGGTGGCAAGAAGATAATTATCAGTGTTCCGAATGGAATGACCGAAACCGAAGTGAATAAGGTTATGGTCGTTACTAGGGCTTATCTTCAGCAGTATGTATATGTCGAAATGGTCTTAGCAGAGTGCTTTATGCAGAAAATCGAAAAAAGTATTCTGAAGAAGAAATGCGTTAGGTTTGAAGTTAAGAAGAAGTGGGTGGACTGCAAGAAGAACCTTCGAAAGGTGGTTAAGTATTATGACGCTTATGTTCCTAATGCAGATTTTAATGAAGAATTCGCAATGACGTTCTATGACAAGATTAGTGGAGACTTGTATAAGTTGCGAGATAAGCTTGCTTTAAGATTACAGAACTTAGGGATTGGTGAAAAATCGGGAGTTTATGCGAATGCAATCATTCTGTACAATCTGACCAACCTTTGTTTGGGAACTTATGAGAATATCATCCGTAAGCTGTATGAAGATTTGCATGTAAACTTAATGCAAGCGTTCAAGGATTTTGCTCCTATCTTGGCCTTTGAAAACTCTTATGACTTCATGGCATTAGTGATGGATAAGGATTTCAAGAGATTGGCTGACCATTTGATGACAAAAGAAATTCTTTCTTATTTCGATAAGGTAAGAAAAGGTGTCTTTGACGAACAGACTTTGAATGAGGCGGCTATCAACGCAACGGAAGACCTGAAGGACGATGAGAAAGATTTACAGCGAACTTACATAGGAATTAGTGACTTTATGAAGAGTGACTATCCTCTGGATAGTGTGACATCTAAGAAAGCAAGCTGATGAAAATAGAACCAAGTGAGTTCTTGCCGATAGGTAATGAGTTTCAGAAAATCTTTGGAATAAGCTTTGGAAAATTCATAGATATGCGGTTTCTTTTAGCGAGAAAAGAGTTAGTCTTCAATCTGCTGAAGTTCACAGATTGGCTTGAAGAGTGCTATCCGGATGAGTGTTCCATTGATGGAGTGAGTTACAATGCGGTTGTCGAGCGAAAATTTGGCAAGCGAGGGGTTAAAATGATAAAGAAACTATTGCAATGAAGTATATGGGTAGCAAGGCTAGAATCGTGCATGAAATATTGCCGATTATGCTTGATAAAGAACATGATACGTTTGTAGATGCTTTCTGTGGTGGCTGTAGCGTTATTGAGAACGTTCCGGACACGTATCGAAGGATTGCCAACGATAAGAATAGGTATCTTATCGAAATGTGGAAGTATCTTCAGAATGATGGGTTTGTCTTCAACCATATTAGTAAGACGTTGTATAACTTTGCAAGAGACTGCTATCACGGAAAGAATAAATTCTTCACAGAAGCAGGTGTCGGACTAATTGGCTTTATGGCGAGCTTTAATGGACGTTTCTTTGATGGTGGCTATAGCGGACATAATGTTGTCGGCAAGAACGGAAAGGCAAGAGATTACATAAGGGAGCAGATAGAAAATACAATGCGTGATGTGCCTCTTCTCAAAGGTGTCGAGTTTTATAGCGGCAGTTATGATGAACTTGTGATACCGGATAGGAGTATAGTGTATTGCGATTTGCCTTACAAAGCTACGAAAAAGTATGATGTATCAAAGAATTTCGATTACGAAAGATTCTATATATGGTGCATGGAAATGGCTAGAAGAGGTCATAAGGTATTTATCAGCGAGTATCAGATGCCCCAAGAGTTCAGATGTGTTTGGGAAAAGGAAGTAACAAACTCTCTTAACCCGAATATAACAAAGAGACCAGTCGAAAGGTTGTTTACAATTGATTAGAAAGAAGAAATGAAAGAAACTTATTGCTTGGAAGATACGCTTTACAATACAAAGCGTTACTTCACGTTTGAAAATGGCGTAGTATCAGGAACAGAAGTTGCACAGGAATACTTTAATATTTTTCTTGATCTTGCAAGTCGGCTTGGCTATAAGGTAGTGAAATTATGAAAAGGCGGGTAAACAAGGATTGTCCGTTCTCGGCAGAAGAATTGGATGAGTTCAGAGCAGCCTTATATAATGTGAATACATCTTTTCACTGCTGTAATGCAGCTCCGGTAGACTGGGCGGCAGGATGGCAGCGGAATGATATAAGAAAGACGATGTAGGAAAGCCATAATCTACCAAATACCCACGTGCCAAAGCCGTGTGATGCCTTGCGTGGGGGCATGATGATAAACTAGGAGTCGCACGGCTTTATTTGAATGTTTCATAACTACAAATAGCCTATCGCTAATGGTTGTTCCCTTGGGCAGGGAGATAGTTAATACCGCATCGTAAGATGTGAACACTTAAAATTTGCCGACAACCATTGGCAAATGCCTATTAGTCAGCGGCAGAAACCCTTGGGCAAGGTTGGGAATGGTGCAAAATCTTCAAATTCGCATCTGTCGCTGACAAACGGATGAGTGGCATTGGCAACTGAAAGCAATGCGACCCTCGCAAACTTGGAGCGGATTTTCTGATTAAACATTCCGTGTACCAGGTCACTGGGGAGGTGTTGACACCAACAAGGGTTTAAATCCCTTGTCATCCACTAATTTTAAAAGGTAAAATCATGAATGAGTATTGTAAGAATTTGATTTCAAATGGTGTTCCTAGCTGGATAGTAGAGGAGGCTTATAAATTTACAATTGAGCCTTTGAAATCAACTGAAGGCTTGGTTGGAATTGATAAGGAAAATAGTGAGCTATATAGAAATGTCATTATCGCAGCCTACATTGAGGGTGCTAATGCTACATTGGAAAAAGTGCAAAGATATTATGGTGGTGAGGAACATAGTTAGACAATGGAACGAGGCAACAGGAGGATATTCGTACCGCTTCAAAGGTGGAGATATTTTCCTTCGCTTGGTAAAGGCTGATGGTATTTATGAATTGCGTAACCCTATAGGTTATGGTGTTCAAGTAGTCAAATGCAAAGACTTGGATGAAGCAGATGCAAAAGCCAAGGAAGTGCTAGAAGCTTTTTTTGAAGACAAAGTTAACATAAAAGTTATTTGATTATGGACTTAGAATTGTTGATTGATAAGATAGACTTTAGTCAAGGTGCAAGGCAGGTAGCCAAGCAAGCCTTGGAGTTGGGAATGAAATATCAAAAAGAAGGTGCTTGGCATTCTGTTGAAGAGCTGCCTGAGTATAACAGACGCATTGTCGGTCTGACCAAGGTTCGCAAGCGTTTCAAGCATCTGAATTTCTTAGGCGAGGAATGGTGGAATAGGTTCACGAAATCAAACGCCATCTATAAATGGGCTTATGTGGACGATTTAGTTTGATAGTAATCGTAGAAATCCATAATGCTATTTTGTTTTAAATGTTTGCCCCATCACTATATATAATAATGTAGTGGTGGGGATTTTTGTGTTAACGTCAGTAAATTATTGGTGTTATGTGTTATGATATATTAAAGAATAAAAGAAACACATTAAAAAGTTTGCATATTTCAGATATTCTTTGTATCTTTGCAATGTAATTAAGAAACAAGGTTACTAATTTTAAAAAGGTGAGACACACCATAAAAACTGTAAGAAGAAAGTGGAAAAGAATAATGTATATGTAGAGGTGTTGGCAAAGATTGCCAGCCTCATGGGTAGAACAAAGGAGTCTATCCAGATGTCGTCTTCAAATACTCATACGAGTATTACGATGTTTGCTGAAAATAATAGCAAGATTATTGGAAATTGGTATTTTGATGCTTCCGATAGCAAGGAGTTGGTGGATGCTACTTTCAATGGTCTGAAGGCTTTGGTTGAGTCTCTTGAGCACAATAAGAGCAATGACGGACAAGCAGCGTAAGTACATAGAAACTCTTATCAAGAAAGTGTTTCGTAATGCAGATTCGCAGAGCGAAATACTTTCCAGATTGGATAGGGTTAAGATTTCAAGCCATCAAGCTTCAGTAATGATACATGCATTGAAGTTAGAGTGCAATATCGGTCGCTCCGTTCCGGCATATATGTTAATGGCAAACAATCTAAATCCAAAAATGGATGAGTTCTTTAGTATATTAGGGTACGATGAATGACGTATTCTTCAAGAAGAAAAGAAGTTGATATGAAAAAGGTAATTATGATAATAGCCGTTGCCGCCATTTTGGTAGGTTGTAAAGGTAAGGGTACAAGAGTACAAATCTCGGATTCTGTTGACAAATTCAAGGTCGAGAAATTGTTTGTTGTTGATAGTATAACAGTGTACAGGTTTTATGACAATGGAAATGCTATCTATTTCACTAACCGGAAAGGTAGGGTAGATGCGACCCATTCCGAGTACAATCCGGTTACTCACACATACAATGACGAGGTTAACGAAACTTTATGTGAAGGAGACTGAAAAATGGAAAAGAGATTAACTAAGGAAGAGTTCCTTAAGGACTTATGGCATCCTGCTAGCGAAATGCCTGATAAAAATAGAACATGTTTGGTAAGAGTTGTTTATCATCCTAATCATGGGATGTTTCAAGATGAAGAAAGAATAGAACAATCATCTTTTCACGATTTTGGATGGTATGATTACGATTTCAAATATATTGGAACTAATTATGATATTATTAGCTGGCTCTATATTTGTGATTTACTTCCAAAGGAAGGAGGTGAACAATGACTAAATGGTACTCTGCAAAAGAAGCTCCAAACTACGAAGAATGGATTCTTACAGAATGGTATGATGGAGACGATGGAGGTCTTAAGTACGAAGCTGATTATCTTTACTCTTTTGTTTATTGGAAAGATTATGTAAAGAGAAACAACATCACAAAGTGGTGTTATATTAAAGATATAAAAGATTAGGTATATGAAAGTACTTAAGAAGATTTTTGGTGAGCATGTTTTCGATAATCGAAATAAAGGCTTGTAGTGTTAGTCCGAATTTAAAGAGGAGGTTTGATTATGAAATTATCTGAAATAGAATTAGATTTTTTGTATGAGAAATCTGCCGAGTTGTTTAGAGATAAAGTAAAACAACGAGGGGAAGATTATGAACATGATAATAGATGCGCTTGCCCTGAAGCAGTTCGCAGAACTCATCTACGAACTCTTGCAAGAGAATCTATAGAAGATGTTAAGATTTTAATTGAAGAACTACGTAATAATGGTTATGAAGCTTAATAAAATGGTTTTTGACGATAAGAAAATAGAAGCTGCTGCTAATAAGCATATTGAGACAGAGTATGCTAGATACAATAGTGGCGAGGTTGAGGAAGAAATGATTTGTCTTAGGGGCAAAGATAGCTTCAAGGCTGGCGCTAAGTGGATGCAAGAAGAATTCTTGAAGGACTTATGGCATCCTATGCAAGAAGAGCCAGATAAGAGCAAGAGCGATATTATTACCCTTGGTTTTGATAACGATGCTTATCTACAATTTAAAGAATCCATTCTTTGGAATGAGGAATCTTGGAGACATTCGATTAGCAGATGCCAAATCATCAAATGGGCTTATTTATCTGATATATTGCCAAAGCAGGAAGGAGGTGAACAATGAAAACATTTGTGTTTGATGTTATGCTCAACGGAAGATTCATCTGCACATTAAAGTATAAATATTGTGCGCTCTTCCCGATAGATTTTGAAGATTTAAAGAAGTTCATTCTCAAAAAGAGACCTACTTTGAAAGGTAAGGATTTTAGAATAGCGTTTTGATTATGAAAGAGATTAAAGCAGGGCAGAGAGTAACTATTATTCTTGAAGCAGTTGAGCAGAATGGTTGCGATGGATGTTTGTTCGACCATGATGATACGTGTTATAACCCGACATATAATGATTGGGCAGATGGATTTCAGTGTGAACCGGAAGACCGTTCAGACGGAAAACATGTAATATTCAAAGAAGTTAAGAAGCAAAAAAGAAATATGAAAGAAAATAAACACTCGTTAAAGATAAGTCGTAGTTGTGGTAATATTACGTCTTCGGACATAATTTTAAAGATATGACAAAAGAAGAATTAAAAGCAAAGGTTGCCAAGCAACAAAGTGTTATCAATGATGCTAACAATCAGATTTGTTCTGATGTGAAGGAGTACATCGAAAGTCTACCATACAAGGTTGGTGACAAAGTGAGCTGCTCCAGATGTGATGTTTGTTGGATTGCAAGCATTATTCCAGAACGAAATTTCGCAAGATATTCTGGCATGATTGAGGTAAGAATCAACCCTGCTAAGAAAGATGGCACTCGCTCCAATAGAGAGTTTGTATTATTGAGTATGGAAGTTGATAGTATCAAGAAGATTAGTTAATCGTTTTTGGGCATAAATAGTAGTAATATGACAGTACAAGAATTAATTGATGAATTATCAAAGGTAGAGGATAAGACTATGGAAGTCAACTTCCCATATTCTCATGGTACACAAGAAAATGGGCAACCCATGAATGTTGATAGTGTATCAGTATTTGATGATTGTGTTGTAATTTATTAACCATCCCTTATGGGATATAAATATAAGTAATAATGAAGAAGATTAGTACAGAACGTTTGGCAGAGCTTCTTAAAGCTGAATACAAGTTAGACTTGTTGGAAGCAGGTGGAGTTGACAACTGGGATGGCTATGATGTTAGCCTTAGTTGCGAGTATGACGATGAAACGGAATCTTACTTTGATTTCAAAAAGAAGTCAGACGAGGAAATTACCTCTGAGTTTGAAGATGTTGAGTAACTAACTACCCTCTCTTGTAAAAGGGAGAGGGTAAAAAGAAAAGAATATGAGATTAAGTGAATATAAAGCAGGTACTATCTTAGTTGCTAGTGATGGTAAAGTGTTTATCCATGATGGCTTTGTTAACGCTGATGGATATGGTGTGATAATTGGTGAGGATTCTGATGGAATGATTCAGAAATCCAATGGTATTGGCAATTGGATGAAGTGTCACATTAAAGGTGTTGCGACAAAAGAACAGATTAGTGGGTTCTTTGCCAAGGTTCGTAAAACACAGAAAATTATCAATTACTAAGGAGGGTAAAAAAAGAAGAGAATATGGATTTAGTAATTACAATATTAGGTTGGATTGCATTAGGTGTTATATCTGCTTATCTGTTAGCAATAATAGGTAAAATAATCTTTGATGCTGCAACCGCTGATTATAAGTTATACAAGCATGTAAGATTGTGTCGCAAGAGATTGTTAAGAAAGCGATATGAAGATTATGCTTGGCTATTATTCCAGTTAGAGAAAGATACGGAAGTTTTCAATCTTACTCATAACACAAGAGATTGGACTTTTGAAGATTGGAGAGAATTTTATCTTAAAAAGGTAAAGGAGGATAAGCAATGAGTAAAGAAAAAGCGATAATTCATATCAATAATGTTTCCAAGATGATTGGCTCAAAAAGAATAAAATTGAGTGAAGGTATGGCAATTCATATTCAAAATGAGTTAGTCCTGGCACTTAAAGAGTTAGATTGATTATGATAAGAGAAGAATTACAAAATCAATTCGGCATTGCTATCTGTGAGTATTGTCGTAAGCACGTCATTTCCGAATATAATCTTCGAAAAGGATGGGTTTGCGAGAAGAGTTATCATAAGGAAGCACAAGATGGCTACGCAGCAGAAAATAACATAGAGTTGGAGGATTGATTATGATACAAAAACAGACATGGAAGGACGAAATCAGAATTTTAATAACTGATGAAGAAAATCTTGGTTCTGTTCAAATATCCATTCCATTATATGTTAGTGATATTTTCGGCAAAGCTGATGCTTTAATATATGCACTCTTTGTTGATGATACTCATAGAAGATGTGGCGTTGCAAAACGTCTGTTACAACTTGCTGAACAACAAGCTAAGTTAAATGGAGTGAAAATAATCGGGTTGGAATTTAATAAAGATGAATCTGAGAGTTTTGTTTTCGAATGGTATCTGAATAATGGTTATAAACCATTTAATAAGGAAAGTAATTTATTAATTAAAAAAATATAGTATTAGTTATGTCATGGTTAGCAGTAGATAAAGGTGGCTGTGAACATATTTTTGCAGAAAAACCTTGCAGAAATGAAAGTAATACATTATGGATTTGCTCTGTCGTATATTTATATGGGCAGAGGTACGCAAATACCGGTTGCTGTTACCTTCCTAAAGGAAGCATTAAGAAGCTCATCGGAAAAGAATTGTCTTGGAAAGATGAGCCTGTCGAACTTAAAGGAGAATAAGTAATGAATGAAAAGATTCAAAAATGTCAAACTTGTTATTATGATAATAGGTGTTATTGGCAAGAGTTAGCAGACCATATTCCTATGGATTGCAATGACTATAAAAAGAGGGATAGGAAATGAGCAAAATGAACGTCAAAAAGTCTCTTCTAGATGTTGTTAAACGCAATAACTTAGAGATACTAAAAATAGATTTATTCAATGATTTTGAGTTGTTCGTAAGGGAAGGCACTAGGGAACGTAATGAGTATTGCAAGACTTATGCAACATTAGACGATTTGGATTTTGATGTAGAGGCTTTCTTGCTTAATGATGAAGTACGTGGAATTGTATACTGCCAAGATAAAGACACAAAAGAACCAGTGTGGATTGAACCTTGGAGTGACGAATGCTATTCTTGGTGGCAGATTAGTAGAGTTCCTGCCTTCTATAAGGATAGACTTAAAGATTTAAATATGAAAAAATATGAGTAAAGTATCGGCACTAACAATTATTGATGATATGATTGAAAACTATACTAGAATGATGAACGCAGGAAATAAGAAAGTTCTTGTAGTTCACGCTAGAAGTTTTCTAAAACTAATCAAGCAAGAGTTAGAACTTAAAGAAGAATAGTTATGGAAAGAATATTCGAAGTAAATATTAGAGTTACTATTGATTCTAAGTGCAATGATAGTGACGATAATATTATAGAAGAACTTATGTATGGAGCAGATAAATATTTCTATCCATATTGTTGTAATAATGAACATATAGAGCATACTAATAGTACTGCTCATAAATTAAATAAAAAATGAAATCCCTTATCGAAGACACGTATTATTTGGAGATAAAAATAAGTAGCATATGGAAATTGTAATTTTATATATAAGTGTTAGTCTAATTTACATCTTTCTTGTTTGCTTGGATGGAGAAGATGTAAAACCGAAATGGAAACAATGGCTAGCTGACAAACTAGGCATCAAACCAAAGATAGAGGTTAGATATATAAAGCCACAAGTCGTTAAGCTTCGTTCAAGAGTTACAATGTCGAATATAGAAATGCAATACTATTGCCGTGACAAATCTGGCATGGAGCAATTGAAGAGAAGAGCAATAGAAAGTGTGTACGATGAAATTCTTAAGGGAATGAAGGCAAACGAATTGGTTTCCATTTCGCAATATAATGACATTTATAGTAATAACACTATTTATGAGGGGACATTTGAAATTTATAAAAACAAGTAGTATATGAAGATAAGACAAGCTAAGAAAATCTTGAATATGATGGCGAAAGGAACGGACACACGTTACTTCGATTCAAAATATACATTCAAGAAAAAGAGTAGATTCATTCCTAGATTAAAGAATCTCTATCAGAAAGCAACTATCAGATGGAATAAGGTAAATATGCCGAGTGCTAACGTTAGTTTGTTTCGTTCAATTTTGAGAACTTCAAAGGAATGCGGTCGTTGTAAACATTTCAATGGTATGTTCGCAGGAAGATGTACTAAACTACATGAGTATGTTGAAAGCAGCGATTGGTGTCATGGAACGTTTTTCCATAGAAAGTGAGGTTGATATGAAAATAAGACAAGCTAAGAAGATAATGAAGCAAGTCTATAAGACTAGATATTGGGCATATAGGCAAGGCTATTATTGTGGCAAGAAGGATGCAGGAAAGCTAGCTGGAGACCATCGTTTGTTAAAGGCTATGCGTCTAACAAAGAAGTGGGAAAGTCGCAAGATACGAAATGATGTGAATAAAATACTGGAGAAGAATCCGTTCAAACCGAGGGACCTTCAACGTAGTGCTTTAATATTATTGAGATATGGATGTAGCAAAGCTTAATCAGGAAATTTTAGGCGTAGATTTGGAATACAAAAACGTCTATATTAATGCGGAGAATACGAGGATGATACGTGCCAAATTACCTGATGGGTATTGCGATCTGGTTCGCACAAATGTGTGGAATGGTCGTGTGAATCATCCGGAAGAGCATGATATTGTAAAATATACGGCAATCTCTTGGTATATGGAAGAATTTGTCGGTGGAGTTGATTTAGGTCGCAACTACATGCATGCTAAATATAAGTTCTTCGAGTTGGTTGTGAATAAAAAATATATTTTGGAAATGAAACATAAGAAAAATGAAAATGCTAGATAATAAGTTAGTCATAGATATTCCTAAAGGAATGGAAGTGGACGTTGAAAAAAGTGATTTGAAAGCTGGCATTATAGCATTTAAGAAGAAGGAAATCAGCTATGCGGATGTTTTATCTGCTTTAGCTGGTAAAGGTGTTTGTCCTGCCGATATAAAAGTTCCTGAAATGATTGCTGGAAAGATAATCGCATTAGCTAGGTTAATGACTATAGCTAAGTACTATAATGGAGATTGGAAACCGGACTGGAATTCTCAAGAATATAAGCATAATATCATGCGAACCAGCGAATATGGTATTACTTCTTGTGGTAATTATAACGAAGGTGCTATTTACTTCAAGAACAAAGAAGATGCCCAAGCCGTTATTGATAATCCGAATTTCAGAAGCATTCTTGATGCAATCTATAAGGACTAAGGCTTATGAAGGAAATGTTTTTTAAGAATGTAAAGTTCCGTGAAGTTCAGCATTTGGCATTCTCGGATGAATATATAACTGCATACGTATCGGTGAACCATGTTCCTAAGATACACCTAAGTGTTAACACACCTCGTGATGAATATGGGTTTGCGAAAGGTAAATCAAAGCGTTACTTTAGAGTGGGGTTTGGAAAATGGCTCACCGAACGAGCGTTTGTTAAGAAATATTTTAGTGAAGAATAAATGAATATAAAAAAGTCAGATATGGAAACTGAGATTAATATAGCGGAAATCCTCAAGGATAAGCCAGAAGGTACGAAACTCTGGACTGATATGTTTGGAAGTGTTACGTTATATGTCGTTACTGATGCATGTGATGCTTTTCAAGTTAAGCATCATAATAAAGATCCATGGTTCGATAAAGACGGTAAATTGTACAAGGAAGGAGTTTTGTGCATCTATCCTAGCAAATCAATGCGTGATTGGGAAAAATTCTCTTGGAAGAAGGGCGATGTTCTTATCAGTGATTGTGGATTTATGTGCATTTTCAAAGAATGGGCATCTGATGACTATACAAAGTTCAACGGATGTTATTTTGATGCCACGCCAAATACAGAAACGGCTAAGTATAGCAAGTTAGATAACAATATTGCCTATGGTTATATCAGAGATATTGAGAAAAGATGTGGCGGTAAGTTAAACCTTGAAACTTTGGAAATTGAGAAGGCTCAGCCTGAGTTCAAGGATGGGGATATAGTAACTATGCATAAGGAAAACTGTGATATAGTTTCCATTTTTAGTAGACTGAAAACTGAAGGTTCTTTCTATTATTACGCTTTCCATGCAATCCAAACAAATAATACAGGTGTAATGGATTGTTATACTACATTGCCTCGTGCGTGGACATTTTTTGAGGGCAAAATGAATTTTGCCACTGACTCCGAGAAGCAGCAACTCTTTGATGCTCTAGCCAAAGAAGGCAAGGCTTGGGATGCTGAGAAGAAACAGATTGTGGATTTGAAGCCAAAGGTAGAGCTGAAACCATTCGATAATGTGTTGGTTAGACATCAAAAAACTGAGGAATGGCGTGCAAATATATTTAGCCATACAGATAAGACAGATGAATATCTTGACTATGTATGTGTTAATGGTAGATGGGAGTTCTGCATCCCTTACGAAGGCAACGAATCATTGTTAGGTACAACTAAAGATGTGGAGGTAAGTTATGGACGAAGCTTTTAAGAAAGAACTTATAGAGCATTGTAAAAGGCAAATGCAACGCTTTGAGAGAATGGGAAGAACAGATTCTTTCGCATATAAAGAACATGCTGTTTTACTTAGTTTTCTTGAACGTTCATATTTACATTTTTAATACAACAATAGTTATGATAGACGATAAGAAAGTAAAAGAAGCAGCAATGCAACACAGTAGATGGCTCAGTAGTAACCACGAAGAGCCTACTGCTTCTGATAGTTTCATGGAAGGTGCTCGCTGGGCTATCAATGAATTCTTGAAGGACTTGTGGCATCAAACAAATAAAGAGCCAGAAGGATATGATGAATGGACATTGCTGCACTATAGTGTAGGCAACTATTATTCATTAGCCCAAGTCAAAGAATTCAAGTCTTGGAAAGGATTTGTTGAGAATATGCCTATAGACGGGTGGCTCTATATTGATGATTTATTCTCAAAGGAAGGAGGTGAATGCAAATGACCGATGCAGAATTTAATAAGTTTGTGCTTATGCTAGAGAATGAAGCGTTTCGGTTTGCAAGAAGTCAAAACGTATTTAAGGAGCATCGAGTGGTGATAGAGCAGTCTTTCAAGATAGGAGGGCTGTTCATTCTTCGAGAGTTGGAAAAGTATTTTAATCAAAAGAAGTAAGCTTATGAAAAAAGTTTCCTTGACTGATGATGAGTTAGATTTGCTTATTATCGGGCTTCATTGCGTAAATAGGTCTAATTATAATAATTACGGACGATATTACGATTCATATGACAAAGTGTCGCAAATGAAGGAAGAACTTAGGATTAAACTTAAGAGGGCATTGTATAATTTTTAGTTTTGAATAGTAGTTTATATATATTAAGATATGGAATTAAAGATAAAAACGCATCATGCGTTACCTTGCCGTACAGAGGTATTCACTATCAATGGAAAAAGTGCTGAACAAAATGATTTTGGTGATACATATGACCATCATCATGAAGATGCAGAGCCTTATGCTTGTGCCGATATGCACTTTGACCCAAAGCCTCCAACAAAGGAAGTACTAAACCGCTATAATATAACGGAAGAAGAATATTATAACATCTGCAACGAATTGGAATGCAAACTATGCGTAGGTAGTTGCGGATGGTGTATTTAATAGATTTTAGAATAAATAATATAAGCAATGACAAAGGAAGAAATATTGGAAAAGGCATCCGATTTTGAGGATGAAGATGAGTTCGTGAAGTGTGATAGATTGCCGTTCACTGAGGAATGGTTGCTTTTACATCAGCTAGTGTATATTGGCTTGTCTTGTACCTATACAGGTCGTGGTTATATAATTGAGAAACTTAAAGATTTGTAAAATGGAAGCAAATGATTATTTGAAAGCCATGCAAGCTATGGACGAATTGGATAGACTTGTAACTAGTGTTTATCCGGATAAGTTCAAGTTGGTCTGCAAGAAGCATGGAATAGATGAATGCGAGGCGATGAACATGTATTCGTACTTGCAAAAGATGCATAAAGGTCAGTCTTGGCTAGTTAGATACAAGCCATTGGAATATCTAGAGCGTGTATTAACACTAGCCAAAGAAGCTTATGCGTCTTACATGAACAACGGCTTGATTCTAAGTATGGTCAATTTTGGTGATAAGTACACAAGAATACTTGTAATATTTGAGAAAGATGGCGTAAGAAGCCAACAAGAATTTGACCTTAGAGAGCAAAGAACATATGTTGATATAGCGGACTTTATTGGAAATGGTTACTCCATCGTATCTGTTATCCGTCAGTCTGACAATGTTGATAGCGAAAAATTTGTTGGAGAAAAGGATGAGCGAAGTCATAGTATTCCTATTTACGATGGTGATGTAATGCTTTGTTACGTGAATAAACCGGAATTTTGGAGTTCCGATTGGCGTAATAGCGGACTTTATATTTGTGAGAACGGCTCATATCATAGATTGCTATACACCCCGAATAAGGGGTACGTAAGACATGGAGAGCCTGATGTAGATGAAGACTTCACCCTTGATATTGGGGAAGAATCCTTCAATAGTTATGTTATGACTTTAAGCCAGTCTTGGTATAAGTTGGGTAATGTTCATGCAGGTATAGGCTTTTTGAAGGAGAAAGAATAGAAGAGTAAAAGGAGAGGAATATCATTTCCCCTCCTTTGCCCTAATCTCCAGCTCGATAGGCTTGCCGCAATGGGGGCAGATGATAGCCGGATGCGATAAGGTTTCACCATCAATAGCAAGGAAACTAGATGGCGAGCAACCACAAATACTAGCTATTTGTTCTACTTTCGCAAATGAAATTGAGCCATTATTGATTTGTTGCGATAAAGCTGATTGGGTAATACCTAACTTTTCAGCTACAGATGAAATGGTTTGCCCATGACTCCTAATTATTTTCTTTAAGTCCATACCTTATTATATATAAGTGAATACTAATATTTATTATGCTGCAAAGATAGCTTATTTTTTTTTAACTGCCAAAGAAAAAGAGTTAAATATTAGAATTAGCTAATAATTAGTGAATAAATGTTTAGAAATAGCTTATAAGTGTTAAATAAGTGGTAATATTAGAAATTTCTTATAGAAATATTTGGTAATATTAGAAAAAACTACTATCTTTGCAATGTCTTTAAGAGATAAAGGCTTTAAAGTTTAACTATTAATTGCTGCTATGCAGCCGAGTCGGCACTCGTAAAACGGTTTGAGGATATGACAACTTCAATTAAGAACAAGATGAGAAAGGTAATGCAGTTGGCACATAGAGCCTATCAGTTGAAATCAAGTTCAATGTCTTGGGTTGAGTGCTTGAAACAGGCTTGGCAGGTCGTAAAGCTTGAGGCAGCGATGAAGACCAAGGTAGTAGAGTTCTTCTTTATGAAGATGAATGGTGAGGTAAGACAAGCCTTTGGTACTCTCCTTCAGAGCCACATTGACTATACTCCAAATGGTACAGGGCATGCAGCATCAAGAGATTGCATCCGCTATTGGGATGAAGCAAAGGGCGCATGGAGACAATTCAAGGCTTACAACTTCTTGCGAGTTGCATAAAGATATATTCACGTTCTAAGGTGTTTGGCGAGGCTTAATAGGGGGTGTGCCTTTAAACACCCCTTTAGTTTAGGACTTTTAAAGTATTTGAGATATGGAGACAATTGCTAAGTGTTTGAAAGAAGTGTTCTACAAAGGGCATCATATTACCAAGGTGGAGGACGTATTCGGTCAGGTTGCCGTTCGCATTGATAATGTTGTTGAACCAGGCTATGCTAGCATAGCCGATGCAAAACGAGTAATCAATGGTAAAGCCCCTAAATGGTTTACGGATGGTTATATGTGGGACGAAGACAGCAAGAAGGTTGTAAAAGACACTAACGCTTTTCGATGGGAGGAGTAAGAAAATGGATGAGAATTTCTTGAATGTGCTCTATATCGAGCACACAGACAAAATAGGCGTTTTAAAGGACGATAAGGAAGAAAGGGTATCTATTATCCTAGGTACGGATAAAACGCTTGTAGAACGCAAGAGAGAGGGCAAAACGTACCTTCTTGTACCTTTGACAAAGAACCATACCTTTGTCTGCAAGGGTAATAGTATTGATGTGGATGGTGAGCGGTTCGATTCGGACATCTTTTTCCGCAAGGACGCTTGTCAGTGGATTGAGATTAACAAAGAAATGCTATTCAAGGTAGCGTAATGAATAAGGAGGTTTAAGCGATGAAAGTATATGTAGTAATATCTTCATACCAACATGGACTGGGTGAGGCAGTTGAGGTTGACGCAGAAGTTTTCTCTACCATAGATAAGGCAAGAAAAGCGATAAGACACAAAGGGAAGAACACTTTGGAAAATTACAAGCGAGTTTTGAATTGCGATGATTATCAATACAATATCTCAGGTTCTTTCTTCCATATCTCAGACAGCGAAGGAGAAACGTGGGATAATTTCGATATTGTAGAGCAAGAATTAAAGTAATATAGTTATGAAGATTAATGAAATCAAAAATATCTTAGATTATGCAAAGGAGTGCGGTTGCATTGCAGGAATTTCACTCTCTAATGGGCAGTTAACTCATGCAAACTTTAGCAAATCAAAGTTATTTGATTTTACTGCCGATGTTCTTTATAACAAAAAAAAGCATTTGATAACTATACTTGGTGAGAACGGAAACAGAGATTACATTGATAGTGACTCTATCATACGTATCTTTATTAGAGAAGGTGTTTAACAATTAATTATAGGAGAATATGGATGCAGGTCATGTGAATGTGATATTAGGCGAAGCCGAGGACAAAGGTCTTAGAGGAAGTATCAACTTGGTAGGTGGAGCAAAAATAAGTTTCGACTTCAATAGTGTTGGTGGTGAAACCTCTTTCAATTGCAATACAAAGAACAGAACACTTATGATTGGAAGTGGAAGTACAGTAGTGTTTACACGTAAATATATTGATTGTAGCTCTATCCAGTATATTGAAGTGTTTGAACGTACAAACTAATTATAGGAGACAAGAATATGAATGTACTAGACTATTATGAGGTTGTCACCTCAAAGATTTTCAAGTTGGAAAGCATGAACGAGGGGCTTGTATTGATAGCACCGGAGCAGGAGGTGGATGGAGTCCGTTCCTTGATGGTGGGATTATATGTGCCAGAGCATGAACGATACAAGATGTACACTTTCCGTTCATCTATGAACGAGGGCGAACTTGGCGACAAGTACAAGGCGATGGTCGCCACGATGGATGTGCTAAAACCGGATTGGGACAGAATCAGAAAGAAAAGACGGAAGAGGTTCTAACCTCTTACCGTCTGTAGGATGCAAGCTATTTCAAGATTATTTTTAGAAAACATGAAAATAAATTAGAGTTTCCTTGTATTTCTCGAAGGTTTTTGTTACCTTTGCGGATGCAAATAATAAAACAATGAGCTTATGAAAGTATTATCAATTCGTCAGCCGTATGCTTGGTTAATCGCTATCGGCTGCAAGACCATTGAGAACAGAACATGGAATAGAAAGTTCCGTGGTCGTTTCCTTATTCATGCTAGCCAAGCCAAACCCGAAAAACTTGACGGATGGCAGGAGAGCGCAATGAAGAAATATTGCCAAGAGCATGGTATTGTTATTCCAGACTTCAAAGACTTGCCAACGTCAGCCATTATCGGCAGCGTAGAGTTGGATGATATTCAATTCCATGAGGCTTATCCGGATGCATTTGCTGAAGATTTCCAATATCATTGGTTCTTGAAGAATGCTAAATTGTTCGATAAGCCGATTAGAAACGTCAAAGGCAAGTTATTCCTCTGGGATTATGAGTATAATGAAGCCGAAATGTAAAATAACAATACTTTTGTAATAAAAATACAAGTCATTGAAAATTAGCGCAAAAGTGTTTGTTCTCCGATGGGTTAGATAAGAAGTAAATGTAAAAATAAAGAAAGCCTCAACCTCTAACGAGATTGGGGCTTTTACAGTTGTCCTAGTGTGTCTCACCATTATTATTTCGTTCAATCAAAGGTAAGATACCTTTCTCCTTTAGGAACTCATAGAGAAAGAAACGCCCTTTTTGAGTCCATTTCGTGTTGTATTTGATGGTTTGTTTTCCATCATTGTGCGTAATGGTCACTGGCTCGCTATTCACATATCCCTTATCCAAATATTGGCGGTACAAGACCCATTGGTCAGAAACCTTGTGCTGGATACCATGCTCATGCAACAATTTGTTGAATGCTTGCGGACTCATTCCGTAATCCTGCGCCATTGATGTAATCACGCTTGTGCTCTTGTTCTTCATCATCACATCGAAGTAAGTAGTCTTAGGCTTCATTGTTGTAATCTGTGCGCTCAGTCCGACAATCTCCTGCGATGCCTTGGCAAGTTCCTCTCTCTGTTGCTTGTTCTCCAAGGTCAGCACTTGGTTCTTCTCGAACTGGTCAGCCCAAGCTCTCGCTGCTATAGCCGGATTGGTGAAATCGGGCAAAGATGGAACACTCTGCATTCTTACCTTTTTCTCAACCTCAATGAAGTACTTGCGAATCATCCTACCTTTCTCATTGTTCTCAATCATACACAACTCCTTCGCCATGTCTAAAGATAGGGCGTACTCCTTGCTTGGTCTGCCACCTTTTGAGTTTTTAAGATTTTCCTTAAAAACCTCATAGTCTTGATTTTCAACGAATCCGTACTTTTCAATACGCTCTTGAATCCAATTCGCAAATTGATACTTGCTACCCAACTTTTGGTGCAGCTCTCTTGCATTGATGGCTTGCTTACCATCACGTTCTTCTACCTTGATGAGTTCAAAGCCTTCAACCTTGATTTTCTCACTTTGATTTACGAATGCTCCCAGCATGGGTGCATCATTCAAATTCTTTTCTAAAAAATCTTTCATATTAAACAATTTAAATATTATAAGTATGGTTTCTTGCAAATAGGAAAGCCCCGTCCACCATGTTGTGAGAGAGGATGGACAGGGCTTGTTTCGCCTACCCACAAATGTAACGGAATGGGCTTGACGAAATATGACTCCACGCTTGGAGCTTATAACCATTTGTTTAATATGTCTTCTTTATTCGTCAGTCGTGTCCGTTACTTCACAACCATTATTACTTTCGGCTGCAAAGTTAATGCTATTTTCTTTAACTTGCAAACACTTTAGTGTTTTGTTTAAAACATTAACGTTTGTTTTACTTTGGAGGACTTCTGTCCTCGCCAGCACGACCAACTATTTCGGCACGATGCTGCACATTACTTCTTCTTTCCATTGCTCACGAAATTTAATAGTTAAACTTCAAAGATAATGTGCAGTTGTTTCGGTGTGCCTCACGAAATCTATTACAAATCACACTCGTATGAGTATTGCTTTTTCAGCTTGTTCAATGCATTCTCGGTAACGTAGTAGATGTTATCGAAATACTCGCTTTTCTTGATGCTCCGGCTTTCCTTCAGCTCTACCTTGTGATTGAATGTCACTTCGTAGCGGTTTGCGATGCTTGTAATCAAGAAATCGACCTCACGCTTATGTCTGTCCAGATCGGTCTCTTTATACTCACCACGCTTGATAAATGCGTCCTTGTTCGTCTCTTCGATGGTAGCAACCATGTTGCCTTGCATCACTATAATCTTTTCGCTCATATCTAGTTTCTTTTTAAATCGTTAATAACCTTGTTAAGCAACTCTAATCAAGTTGTAGTTCTTGAATTGTCTCCATTCTCCCTTGACCTCATCCCAATACTTGGTGCAGTCCTTGCAAGCGTAACCCTTGCCGTTTGGAGTGTAGTCAATGTGACTATCCATCAATGTGCCGAAAGCCTGACGAATCTCACCATTCATTTTCTGAAAATAGAACTCAACGACCTGCTTCTTCATGCGAGCCTTCAGCTTGATTACCTGCCAAGCTTGCTTCAAGCATTCTGTCCAACTCATGTAAGCACCCTTAAGCTGAAATGCTCTGTGAGCCATATTCATCACTTCTCTCATCATATTCTTAAATGTAGTAGCCATAATCTTTCAATTTTAAACGTTAAACTTAAATTACTTACTTTGCAAGTCCGATGCTCTCACACAAGAAGCTCTTGGCCTCATCGTTGTTCATATTGAGCTTAGTTGTTATCATATTCAACATTCTATCAACGTCCTTTTGGGTGTTTATCCTGTTGCTTACGAACTCTATCATAACGAACTTCTGAATCAAGTTTCTTCTTATCATTGAAGTAGTCATATTGCTATACCGTTTTACGAGTGCCGACTCGGAGGTGCAACCTCAACTAAATTAATAATGTTCTTGTGACCTTTGTTTCTTAATCACGATGCAAAGGTAACATATTTACGTTACACTGCCAAATATTTTAGAGAGAAAATGTAACGTATTTATGTTAATTAACAAATATTCATCTGTAACGTACTATTCTTTAAACTTCGTTAATACTTTTACGTATATATGCTACATTTCAAAGATTATTCTTATCTTTGCAAGAAAATAACAATGTAACGTATTAAGTATTATGAGATTTAAAGATGTTCTTAATAAATATGGTGTAACGCAACAAGACCTAGCTGACCGGATGGGTATGAATAGAGTTTCAGTTTCCCGTTTACTTAGCGAGAAAAACGACTTGCGTATATCAACTATCGAAAAAATAGCAAACGCTATAGGTTGTCCTGTTGCGGAATTATTTGGTGAACAGAACAAAGAAGATGCTATGAGTGATTTCATCGCCCTAATTAAACAAGGTGGTGAGTTGTATTCCGCATCGTCCATCGCTGAGGCTAGGGTCGTGTTGGATAAGTTGGAAAGTGTTAAGTAACGTGGGGCGTTCCCCATCAAGTTCAATAATTAAAAGTATGGGATTATGAAGAAAATTCTGTTGATGTCCTTATTGTTTTCTTTTTTGTTGGTAGGTGTAGGTTGTAGCAACAAGAAGAAGGAATTAACAATAGAGGAGCAAATTGCAAGGAATGAATTGGCTGAAAAAATCATGTCAAAGAATCGTTGTGCTCAGATACGTGATATTGTTCTTGAAAAGTATTTTGGTAAAGATTGTAAATTACAGAAAAGTCACTTTACTGATTTATCAAAGAATTATGATTATGGTGAGTTTCAAGATGAAGGAATAGTCGATGGTGTCATTGATGGTAAAAATGGCACTTTTAACTTTACAATAAATGTTTCAGTTCCAATAACTTCTCCTGGTGATTGGGAACTAGAAAGTTTATTTGTTAAAGATAAAGATAAAAAACATTATGTGTATGCTATAGTTCAAGGAAAATGGAAAGACCCAAAAGAAATTGAAAGAACAATATCTTCAATTTCTTCTGAAGAATCAGATGCTACATCATCTTCTACAAGCGAAAATAACGTATATGTTTCAGATGATGATTTACATTCTATTGAAAACGCACTTCAAATGGAATGGGATATTAGTAATGCTTCTAGTGCTGTAGGTGCAGAAAGTTCAAATGTCTTCAAGGTCAAAAAAGAAAGTGTCAGTGGAAATGAGGTAACTGTTTCTTATTCTTTGCGTTCAACCTATGGTGGTCAGAAGAAATTCGTTGATTTGCATGGTGTTGTCAAGAAGAATAGTGATGGCTCTTGGAGTGTCGTAAACTTAGGATATTAACAATTTAAATAAATGTGATTATGAAGAAGAAAGTGATAATTGCCATCATCGTAGCTATCGTTGTGATAGGTGGCGGAATTGGTGGCTACGTGTACCATTCCAACCAAGTTAAGGATGAAAAAATGGCTAATTACAAGAAGGCGTTGTCTGATTATCGCTTCAATAGCAATAGACTAATATATTCTTTGGATTTCGTAGCAACGGATTTTGTTATTAATTGGAACTCAGCCATAATGAATAAAAAGGCTATGAACGCAAAGAATGAAATAGTTCCTTGCTCTGATTTTGAAGATGCCGTTTCTTCTCGATATGCCTTCTATGATAAGTATGGTGCATATAAGATTTTGGATAGTGTGTATGTATCATTAGGAAAGCATTTGGAAAAGATGCGTGTAAATTCTAATGAAGACCAGCAAAAAATCGTGGAAAGCTGTAGTGATGAATACAAGGAGTTGAATAATGCTATTGTTCTTGTAAAAAAGCCTTATGGCGCATTGGTGCAATATTCAAAACAGAAAGGAGACTTGTTCTTTAAACTTTATGCTTTTGATAGCGAATTGGCTAAAGTTTCCCCATTGGAAGAAGATAAGGGCGATGAGAGAACAAAAGCAATGAATATGGAATTATACGGAACGCATTTGTTTGTTACGGCTGACTTTGACAAAGAACCGCAAAAGGCAAAAAAGCAAAGTTATACGTTTAGTAACATTTCAACAAATTGGGTTTATTTGAAATGACATATATAAATAAGGTGTAATTTTAAAAATAAGTTTCTAAAAGAAAATAAAGTTTAAAAGAATAAAGAAAACACTAAATAATTTGCGCGTTTCAGAAATTATGCTTACCTTTGCAAACGAAATCAGAAATGGTTTTGTAGCTTCCATATTGCATTCTCTACATTAGCGATATTGGTAGCTACGTTTATACATAAGGCAATAGCTTTATAAGCTAGAAGTCATTAAATGAAGTGCAGTGTACAACAGAAAAGTGGTGTGAAGTGTAGTGGAGTGCGGTGAAGTCTAGTGTAGTAGGGTAAAGTGCAGTATGGTATAGTAAAGTATAGTACAGTATGGAGAGCCATCCTTTGGGGTGGCTCTTTTTTGTACCCAGCCTTAATTTTTGCACTTAAATCTTTTGTGAAATAGCACACATTAATTCTTTCGTTATTTCTTTGATTATTAGTTAATTTTGCCAATAAAACATAAAATATGGCAGAATTAAGATTCGATGTCAAAGCGAATTTCGAGGAGGTTACGAAACTTCGTTCCGAGTGCGAAAAGTTGAGGGCTGAGTTGTTGAAGACCAATAAGTCAACCGACCCAGCTATTGTTGCGGATTTGACGGAAAAATATGCAGATGCAAGCAATCGCTTAAAGGATTTAACGCAAGCAGCTTCAAGAGCCGCTTACGTGATGTCTTCTGAGTTTAATAAGAAGATGCAAGCAGCCGCAAGGGAAGTTTATAGCTATGAACTTCAAATGCAAGCTACCAAAGACCGAATAGAAAAAATCCAACAGCAAATCACGAACAAGAGATTAACTCTTGGAGTAACTACGGATAAGTCATCCATAGAGTCTTTGCAGAAGAATATTGACTATTTGAAAGGTTCTTTGGCAGGTCAAACTGCGCAATTAAAGAACTTAGAAGGAGGTGCTGTCGGTGCTCGTCAGACCTTGGAGAATATGCGGAATGAGTATGTTTTGTATGCAGGTTCAGCAAATCCGGCAAAAGAGGCAACAAATATGTTGACCGATAGCATGAGCCAAATGATAGAACGTATGAAGGCCGCTCCAACTGCCGGAGAAGGAATGACTAGTTTGTTCCAAAGAGTTACTGGCGATGCTCACATGCTTTCGGCAACATTACTTGGTGGCTTGGGATTTGAACAACTGGCAGGTAGTATTTTTAATACTCGTTCTCAATTCCAGCAACTTGAAATATCTTTCAATACCATGCTTGGTAGTGCGGATAAGTCCAAACAATTGATGGACGAACTTATCCAAACGGCAGCTCATACACCTTTCGATATGTCCAGCATTACGGGTGGCGCAAAACAACTTTTGGCATACGGAACGGAAGCGAAAGATGTTAACAAAACCCTTGTCCAACTTGGTGACATTGCTTCGGGCTTGAACATTCCGCTTGGAGACCTTGTTTATCTTTATGGAACGACCGTTTCGCAAGGAAGAATGTTTACAATGGATTTGCGTCAGTTCATGGGTAGAGGTGTCCCATTAGCAGAAGAATTGGGTAAAATCTTACACCAAAACACAACGGAGGTTCAAGAGTCTGTTTCCAAGGGTAAAGTGACATCAGACATCTTCAAGGAAGCTATCGCCAACATGACGCAAGCAGGTGGACGCTTCGGAGGCTTGATGGAACAACAATCAAAGACCTTTGAGGGTCAGTGGAGCAATATTGGTGACTCCATCCAGCAGATGTTCAACGAAATCGGCAAAAAATCCGAGGGCGTGTTCTCTAGTGGATTGTCAATTATTTCTGCTATGGTAGAGAATTGGCAAGAGGTAATAAAAGTTATTGGCGTAGCTACAGTAGCCGTTGGTTCTTATCGTGCATCATTAATGGCGGCTGCTTCTATTCGCAAAGCAGAGGAAGCGCAACAAGCCGATGATATGATGAAGGGAATTGATGCTGAAATCAAGCGTTTGCAAGACCTAGAGAACTCAAACTACAAGTCGCTGGGTAAGGACAAAAAGCAAGAGCGAGTAAGCAAACAACAAGACTTGGCAAGTATTGTTGGAGATACTGCTGTGTCCGATGACTTTGTAAAGGCAAGGTTAGATGCAGCCGAGCAAGAGGGCGTTATTTCGGCACAAATGCGTTCCCAACTAGAGACGAAACGTGAACTTTTACAGGCTCAGCAACAAGCAACAGCACAAAGCCAGATAGAACTTGATGAAGAAAAAAGAAAGACCGAGGAACTTCGTCAACAAAAAATAGAGTCTCTTAAAGATGATTTGAAGACTACTACGGAGAAAATATCAAATCTTGATGATAGGGATGTAGAGTTGGCTAGACAATATACATCAGCTTTGAATGATTTACAAGATGCCCAAGATGCCTTTGCTGAGGCTCAAAAATTGGTTGAGGAAACTGCTGGTGGCGCAAACTTGGCTTTTGATGCAGAGGGTAATGCCGTGAATGCGCTAGAAGCAAAAGAACGTTTGGAAACGGCAACAAAACAAGTGAATGCTGCTCAAACAAAGATTTCGACCATTGAAAGCGAACGTAAGACGATTGCTCAAACAAAGGAGAATTTAAGTAAGCAACAGGCTACGATACAAAATAATATTAACACTGTTTCTCAAGCTTCCAATACCACTGCAAAGAAAGCTGGGATATTGGCGACAACAACAGCCACTATCAAAAATGCGCTTTATGCAGCAGGTACAAAATATACGACTACGGTAGTTAATCTTTTTTCTAGTGCGGTAAGAAGTAGTGGAAATGCCTTGAAGAGTTTATGGGCGGCAATGGCTGCTAATCCGATAGGTGCATTGATAACACTGGGAACAACTTTGTATTCCGTATTTTCTATGTTTGGAGACGAGACTGAAGAAATTTCGGCAGATACAACACATTTTGGGGAAACAACAAGTTTGACCAGTAAAAAGGTTGAGACATTGATGAATGTGTTGAGAAATACGAATGAAAGTACTGATGCACATAAAAAAGCAAAAGATGAACTTATTGGGGTATATGAACAATATGGAATAAAATGCGACAATGAAAAGGATAATTTGGAAACGTTGAAAAATAAGCATGACGCTTTTATTGCTTCTTTACAATTAGAAAATGCTGAACGAGAAAAAGCTAACGCTTTGATGTCTATATCTTCTCAATATGAGGAAGCAAGGAAAAACCTAGATAAGGATTTTTCTGATTCACTAGGTGGTAGTTGGCTTGATTTCGGACAACATATTGATAAAGAAGACATATCAGCTGTACAGATGATGTTTAATTCACTTGTTTCTGATGATGCGTTGACTAAGATAGACTCTTTAAGGCAGAAAATGGATTCCGCAAAGAAAGGAACATTGGAATATGCTAATGCCGCACAAGAATACGATGCTGCTCTTCGCAACCTGTTAGTTCCTTTTGAGGAATGGGGTAAGAAGATGGGGTACAATAGTTTCGTGATGGCAAGTTTGCGAAGTTCGATATTAAAGCATATAGATAGTATAAACTCTTTGAATGAAAGTTACAAAAAGGCAGAGGACGCAATATATAAAGGAAGCACAGCGACTGTTGATTGGAATAACTCCCAAGCAAAGGCTCGTTGGATAGTAAACAAGAACAAGCAATCAATCCAAGAATTGGTAGAGCAAACTGATAATCTTATCAATTTATGGAATAAAGAATATGGGTTGAATTTAAAAATTCATTATGATGATTCGGAAATTCCAAATTGGATGAAATCTATGACAACGAAGGAGTTGCGAAATTTAATTTCAAGGAGAGAGGCGGATATTTTACAACAGGAAAATCACGAAAAGAAAACTGGGCATAAGTTGGTAACACGTTCAGGAGGTAAGTTTAGGTCAAGAACGGAAAACCAAACGGATGTCGCAATGGCGAAATCTATAATTCAATCACGTACACCAAAGAGTAGTACAACAACAAAGTCAAATACAACCCATACTACTCCAAAGAAAACAGGTACAACGGATGACCCACAAGCAAGAGCGTATGAACGCAAGAAGGCTGAGGAGGACTATTCCAAGTCTATTTCATCCTATTCGGAGAAAGCTATCCAAGATATGACCAAAAATCGCATCAATGCGATGAATGAGGGCTATAGCAAGGAATTGGCTCAGATTACCGAGAATGCCGACAAGGAGAGAAAGGCGGTAGAAGAAGGTATAGACAAATTGGTTGAGGCTAGAAAAAAACGTGACCAAGCTGTTTGGGTTAATTCCGGCAAGGGTCGTAAGGCTAATATGTGGAAACAGAGCAAAACCAATGAAGAGTACAAGAATGAGGTTTTGAATGAAACCATGAAGGATAGCAAGGGTAATCCGGTTAAGGTCAATGGTATGAATATGACCATAGGCATGAGTGTTGCTAATCAGATGAATGCAATTCGGGATAAGGCGGTAAAGCAGAATGAGGATGTGCTTGCTAAAGAAGCGCAAAGCATGTACGATTATCTGAAGACTTATGGCACATACCAGGAGCAGAAGTTAGCTATTGCTGCCGATTATGCTAAGAGGATTAGCGAGGTTGAAAACTCTACGGATTCGGACTCAAGCAAGCAATGGAAGATAAAGTCTTTGAAAGAAGAGCAGAAGAAAGAGACGGATTCGGTTGAGGCTAGTGCTATTATGCAGAAGATAGACTGGTATCAAGTCTTCGGAAATGTTGGTGGCATTATGAAAGATGTGCTTGTTCCTTTATTGGCAGATCTGGATAAGTTCGTAGGTACGGATAAGTTCCAAAATTTGGGTGCAGACCAGCAGAAGAGTATCGTTGATGCTATGCAGAATATCCGTAATTCGATTGGCAATACAAGTGATTTAGGTTGGAAAGACCTTGCAAGGGATGTTGTAGCTTATCAGGATGCTCTGAAGAATGCGAAAATTGCTCAAGATGAATATACGGAAACGGAAACCAAGCTTATACCTCGCATTAAGGATTTACAAAATCAGATAGCGAATGCGAAAATGTCGGGCAATGTAGCAGAGCAAACAAGGCTACAAGAAGAATTGAATAAAGTTCAAGGTCAGTTAGCGGAGTCCGGAAAGAAGATTGTTACGGCTAACACAAAAGTTCGTACTAGTGGTCAGAAGTTGGCTCAAACGACACAGAATGTGACACAACCGATTTCTGCTATTCATGAGTTCCTTTCTACTTCTGGACTATCTGATTTAGCATCTCTTTGGGATAGCTTTGATCAGCTTAAAGGTGGAATTGATGGATTGAAAGCCTTGGACGAGGCTAAGAATGCGGCTGATGGTTTGAAGGATATGGGTAAGGAAGCCGCAGACGCAGCCGCAGCCGCTGGCAAGAAAGCTGGCGATGCGCTAAGTGAAGGATTGTCAAAAGCCGGACTTATAGGCCAAATTGTTGCTGCCATTTTGAAGATACTTGATGTTTTGAAGGATGGTATCGGAACATTGATTAGTAGCTTGATTGATACAGTTCTGAATGCGGTCAATGGTATATTGAAGAATATCCTAAGTGGTGATTTTATCACACAGATAGGAGGGTCTTTGATAAGCGGTATTGGCAATATTCTCAATACAATATCGTTTGGTGGCTTCAATAGTTTGTTTGGAGTTAGTGGAAACGCAAAAGAAGTAAACCGGACTATAGACAAACTGACGGATAGAAATGAAATCTTGACGGATGCTATAGACAAGTTACGAGACTCCATAGACAAGAATAGTGGTATTAAAGCCGTAGAGGATGCTAAAAAAGCCGAAAACCTCCAAAAGGAGAAAGAACAAAATTTAAAGAGTATCATGGAGGCGCAAATGGGTTATCATGGCTCTCATCACAGTTTTAACGCTTATTTCCGAGGATTTTCGCAAGAGCAAATCAAAAAGGTGTCCGATGCAATAGGCAGACAATGGAATGGTAATCTTAACGACTTGCAATCTGCTGATGAAGCAGCTGCTATTTTGCAGAATCCAGATATGGTTGAGGCTATCAAGAATACAGGTAAGGGTGGCTATGGAGGTAGAGTTCTTGAAAAGTTGAAAGACTATGCGGCTGAGGCTGGAACATTAGAGGAAATTGCTGATGACCTTGCAGAAAGCTTGACGCAAATATCTTTTGATAGTTTGAAGAGCGAGTTTATAGATACTTTGATGGATATGAATTCCTCTGCTCAAGACTTCTCTGATAATTTCTCCAAGATGCTTATGCAAGCCGTTCTGAAAGCTAAGGTGGATGATTTGTTGGGAAATGATATGCAAGCATTCTATGACGAATGGGCGGAACGAGCTGAGGCAAATGGTGGTAAATTGTCAAAGACAGATATAACTGCCTTGAAGGGAAAGTATGATGAAATGGTTCAAGAAGGACTGAAGATTAGAGATGAAGTAGCCGAAATAACGGGCTACAAGCAATCTTACGAGCAGTCCGCTTCTTCCGGTTCTTTTGAATCAATGAGCCAAGATACTGGAGAAGAGTTGAATGGTCGTTTCACTGCGGTACAAATTGCAACAGAGGGAACGTATGAGGAAACAAAGCTCATAAATACCAAGTTGGATGCTATTGCGGCTCGTGATGGTGGCGCAGAGAGTAGCTTACTAACAGCTAGCGTGAATACTATAATGGGTAATGTAGGTAACATTTGGTTAGCTGTTGATGAGGGTAGGACTATCCTTGCACAAAGCTTAATGTACTTGCAGTCGATTGATGAGCGACAAGAGCGTTGGCATAAGCCTATGTTGCAAGCATTCAATGATATACACGAATTGAAAGATAAGATGAGTAGATTGTAAACTTAATTTGTGCCATGTTAAAGTAAGAGGGGAATGCGTGATGCACTCTCCTCTTTTTTGGGGTGAAAGTTTTTGTTTTTCACAATATAGATAAGTGTTGTTAAACTGAGTGTTAATTTTTGGTAGAGTGGAAAATAATAGTTATCTTTGTGGTCGAATTTCAAAACTTATAAGGACATGAAGATATTAGAACCGAGATATGAAATCCTATCCCAAGGTGAGGGCATGGATGGAGTTTATAAACAGATAGAGTTGTGCGGTCGTACATGTTATGCGTCAAGTATGAAGATTGATAAAGACAGCGCAAAGCCTTTCGTTGAGCGTATGGTAAGCAGTAATCATCTTGCCATGTGTGAGCATGGAACGATTTACCTCCATGTTGCCTATGAAGAAGGATTTTTTGTACCGGAGTCTTTATTGGTCAAGCACTATCGTGAGAACAAATATTCAAAGGTGATGCAGATTGGCAGTGACTACTATATCACAACCAACTACAGAGTGATAGTTGAAAATAACTGGTTTGAGGATTTGGACTATATTTGCGAGCCTACGGAATGGCATGAGAAGCGAATAACAGTCCGTTTTACTACTCAGATTGCGGTAAGTAGAGAGGCTAACAGACATCGTGTAGATTCCGTAGCGGAACAAAGCACCCGATATTGCAACTATAGTAAAGATAAGTTCGGAGGCGAGATTGCTATCAACAAGCCAAAGTGGGTTAGCAAAGATGATGCGGTTAATCCATTGTCTTTTGATGGTGGAACATTTGTTGACCTATCAAAGAATATCGGTAGTTATGAGCATTGGAGTCCGGTAGAAAAATGGTGGTTTGCCAATAGAGTATGCGAAATGATGTATTTGTCTTTGGTCAAGGATGATGGTCTTAAGCCACAGGATGCGAGAACGATACTTCCTCTTGATACCAACACGGAGTTGATTCATACCGCATTTGTGAGCGATTGGAAGCATTTCTTCGAGTTGAGAAGTCTTGGAACGACCGGAAAGCCTCATCCAGATATTGAGGTCTTAGCAACACCATTGATGAATGAGTTCAAGGAACGAGGTTTGATTTAATCGTTTATGAAGAAGAAAGCCAAGCAAATAGCCAAGGTGATGAGCAATGACTCTTTGGAGGTTGTTGCTCAGATGATTGCTGATGAGGCAAAAGGTGTGCGCTACGAGGTGTATGCCGATGGTTCTAGTAAGAAAGAAAAGTGTGGTTGTGGCTGGCTTTTGCTTCATAAGGGAGCGATTATCAATAGTGGGAAATATACATTTATCACAGCCAAAGTGAACGATTCGGTGAGAGCCGAAATAAGGGCAGTCATTCAAGCATTGGGTGATTGCCCTCCTTTGTGTTCTGTTGATGTATATGTGGATTGCCAAGTGGCTATAGAGAGAATACAGGCTTGCAAGTTAGGAGACTTACAGCCTATATATAATAAGGTAGCGAAAGGCAAGGTGATAAGATACCATTGGGTTAAGGCTCATAGAGGTAATATGTATAACGAAATGGTGGATTCTTTGGCTTTTTCTGCTACAGAAAGTTAATTTCGTGCCTATATATATAATAAGCGTTAAAATATAAAAGAAACACATTAAATAACTTGCATATTTCAAATATTCTTTGTATCTTTGCATTGTAATTAAGAAATAAAGGTTACTAATTAAAAATGGTGAGACACACCATAAAAACTGTGATTCGTTATGAATACTAGATTGAGTAAGAAAGAGACAATGGTTTATGGCAACATCGAAGTGATGGCTGATGTAATTGGTGGTAACAAGTACTTTACATTTGCTGAGTTGTATGATTTCGATTTGGATAATACCAAGGATGAGTTGAAAGAAATTTTAAACTCTTTGACTGAGAAAGGTTACTTGAAGAGTTTTAATGATTTCGATAAAACTTATCGAGTTTTGAAGTAAGAACAACAAAGGGGATATGAAATCCCCTTACAATATAAATTTAGAGCGTGAGACACACGTAAAACTGTATTGAAACAATGAAAAAGGTATTCACAATTGAGAATGCGTTAGCGTTTTTATTTGCTCTTGAAATAGTATCATTAATATTTTTTCTAGGATAGGGTTTATGCAGATTAAGTTTGGTAAGATAAAGTTTACTGCGGCTAAGTCCGAAAAAGGATGCCGCTTTGATGCTTGCTATAAAGGTGAGCATGTGGCTTTTGAGAGTGAAGATATGTCTTTGTATGATGATGTCTTTTCTGATAATAGTAGAAGAGCAAAGGCAGCAAAGAGGGTGATTTACGAGAATATTAAGCACAAGTATTATGAGACCATAGAGATTAGCGATTTCAACGTTGCCGATGAATTTGTCGTTGAGGCAATGATGCAAGATGGCAAATTCAAGGTTATCGGCAAGGTTATTATTGATAATAATCTTCTGAATGATGATGATTTGGAAACCATTTGGGATTATGCCAACTGGGAGACGAACGGCTATGAAAAGATGGTTGTCTCTAATGGAGTGTATAAAGGCTTAAATGCATTTAGTGATGGTCGAATGTTCTATGTAATTACGGATGATGAGGTCGGAGTGGTAAACGACAATATCATGGTACGTAAGCATTATGATGTCAACAATGGCTATTATATAAAGTCATCAAGGTTACACAAGGAGCAATCCAAGGATTTGTGGTGCTTTGGTAGTTGCGAGACCATAACTAACGAATATAAGTCAAACATTTTACATGAAGTACTTTATGGCAAAGATGAACCATATAAAGCCTACCTTTCTTGAAGGCGGTGAAGTCTGGCATGATATTGATAAGTTCCCGATGCTAGACCATACAATTCTAGTAGAGTTGCAAGTAAAAGGCTCAGACGGATTGATTTACCGGACGCAAGATGTATGTGTTGAGCGTGCGGATAGGTTCGTACCTACGATGTCTTTTGTTCCTAAGCGTTGGGCGTACGCAATAGACTTAGCTCAATGTAAGCAACTTGAAGGATAAAAACAAAATACAAAATTAAGAATTAGCATATGGAAGAATCAAGAGGTGTTTACACATTACCTGTCTTGTATAATGAACAAAGTGGTAGAAATGAAGGTGTATGTGTCAGAAGTGAACTTGGAGTAGTTGTTGCAATTGACAATGAAGATGAGTTTAAAGGTGTTTTTTCAAAGGATGGTGAGGTTGATGTATTCAAGCAGTTACTATCACAAGAAGTGTATCGTTTCAACACAGAACACCATGCATTCCCAACTGAGCCTTTGATTTCTTACAAGATGGATGGCGACATTATCTTTGATTTCGTTGAAGTAACAATCGGAAAGATGTATGGCGGTTATGTTTATATCGTGCATTACAACTTTGCAAGCACGGCATCATAATAAACAAGTTTGATTATGACAGTAGTAAGAGAAAGATTAAAAATTGCGGCTCAGATTGAGGTGCTGGAAGATATTGCTATTGATTATAGGGGAAAGACTATAGATAACATAATCCAACAGCTAGAAGCGAGGTTGAGTGCATTGAAGTAAGTTCAAGTTTGAAGTTAAAAGTCAATGAGTGGTGGACGTTTTGATTATGCTCAGTATCGGATTGCTGACATATATACAAAGATAGAAGATTATGTTGATGGTCATCCATTGGATGAGGAAGACGAAAGATGCTTTCTCGAAGACCGATGGTTAGAAGAGGATGAAGACAGGTATGTTAGAAAACATCATCATACGATGCCTAACAGATACGGCTTATCTAAAGAGACTATCAAGGAATTCAAAAAGGGTATTGAACTTCTGAAGAAAGCTCAGGTTTATGCCCAAAGAATTGATTGGCTTCTTTCCGGTGATGATGGAGAAGATAATTTCCATCTACGTTTGAAAGAGGATTTGGCAAATTTAAAAAGTAAGAAAGGGTAGATTATGAGTTGGAATTATCGCTTAGATACACCTATGATGCAATTAGCTGAAGAGGTGAACAAGAAATATGATACTGATGCAGGTAAGATGCTTCTTTGCACTTATCTCTTCATGGTATCAAGTGAAGAGATAAAGGACAAACAAGCTTTCTTTGATTGGGTAGAAGAGCTGAATAAGTCCTGTAAGTGCGATGCGGTAAGGGAGTACGTGAAAATCAACGGCAAAGCCGATTGGCTGCATGGTGGATTCAGTAAGCCGATTTACCGACACTATAAGGGCAATTTCTATGAGTACCTTGGTGAGGTTACTGATAGCGAGACTTCTGAAGCTAAGGTTGCGTATCAAGCAGTGTGCGGACAGCATGAAGTTTGGGTGCGACCAAAGGAAATGTTCTTTGGTAATGTTGAGATTGATGGTAAGCCAGTTCCTCGATTTGAGAAGGTAGATTTAAAAGACTTAGAGAAACAAACCGAGAAGAGCAATGGACAGAGAAAAGATTAAGAGTTTGTTAGGTCAAGCAATCTTGCGAGTGAATGAAGTCGTACCGGATTTCGAAGACTTGGACAAGGTTCTTCCTTTGCTTAGACAGGCAATTGATGAATTAGATAAGTCTGATTCGGGTTCAGTTTAAAAAGGGTGGAAAATGGCAAATAAGCAGACGATAAAACCAAAGGTAGTTCCCTTTGAGATAGCCAAACTTCTGAAGGAGGTTGGTTACGATGAGAAGATAGCAGAATTTTGGGCTTATGCTAGTCCTTGGACAGCAAAGGGTGGCATTCGTAAGGGTGGAAAATATAATGAGCATTACGGCAGTTATATTGCTTACTCCAATTCCGAGTGGGAGAAATCCAATATTGAGTTTTCTGCTGCCTTAAAGTTGAATAGTAAGCATCCGGCAATATCCGCTCCAAGCTATGATATGGTGCTTGATTGGCTTTTAGAGCATTTCGGTTACTATATTTGTGTTGCAAACATTTCGAAAGATAAGTTCTGTTGGCAAACTACATCATGGTGTGTAGAGGAAGGCTTGTGTCATACGGATGGTAAGGAATATTCCAGTAGATACGATGCAATGGATGCCGCATTCAAGAGTATCTTAAAGGCTCGCATAGATAATAAAGAAAACGAGGAAATCAAAAGACTTTTGGAGGAAATACAAGATGGAAAGACTTTATGATACTTTTGTACACGCAATAATGGTGAAGTTAGAAGCTCGTTTATATGTTGAACTCGAATGTGTTTATAAGGATATAACAAACAAGATTGTTGAGAAGAAAGGTAAACTCACCAACGAAGACGTAATTGAGTTTCAGAAAAAACTACAAGAAGTGTACGACACGAATGCTGCTATTCGTGAAAAGGTTACTGGCATTAAAGATTCAAAGAAATGTATCATAACTAAAGAAGCATGTGAAGAGTTAATAAAGCGATTTAGCGTGATTTATATAAAAGAAGATGAACAAGCAAAGAATGATAGAGTGGATAGCCACTTGTGATACTGGTATCTCTTCAATGACTATGTGGAGTGCATTGATGGGGGTAAAAAGAAAGAAAGATTTGGATATTCCTAAAGACAATAGTGACTTCCGTAGATGCTATGACATGGTAGAATACGGACACGTAACCTTGGATGAGCTACAAGCTGTAAAGGAGCAGTATCCTTGGTTTGCTCCTGTTGTTGACAATTGGAAGGAGTTGTCTCTTTTGTTTGAAGAAGAGCTGGACAAACGCTTGTATATGCGTATTCGTCAGCTATGTGAAGAGTCAGATGCTATCCGGTATGAGAAAAAGGGAGAACTTTATTATGAGAGGAATTTTTGGTATAATATAACACAATAATCAAATTAAGAATGAAGAAAATTATCTTAATGTTTTGTTTTGCGATACTCGGCATGAGTGCGCTTACAAGTTGTCATTCGGTTTCTCCCGATGCAGACGAAGAAGCCGTAATCGTAAAGAAGCCTTGGTTTATTGGGCATGGAGGTGTTGAACAGCAAGCAGTGCAGACTGGTCTCACTTGGTGTTGGTGGTCAACGAGTGGTTATTACTTCAAGATTGTTCCAGTCCGTCATGAGATTACCTTAGATGATTTGTTTAGTGACGATAACACGCCACTTGACTTCCATACTGTAATCATTACTCAGATTGAGCAAGGCAAGTCCCCAATTCTTTTGCAGAATTATGGAGAGAAATGGTTTGATACTAATCTCAACAATTATTTCTGCAATCTGGTTCGAGACCATATTTCTCAGCATTCCCCATTTGACTTGATGTCGAATCGGCAAGTGCTTAATCAGATTGACACCAAGATACGCAAGCAGATGCAGGACTATGTGAATGCTCTATCAAAGAAAAAGCAGATGCCTATCATCATAAAGGAGGTTATCATTGGTAAAGCTACACCAAACAAGGAACAGCTTAATGAAATGAACCGCACGGCAAAGGTCGTGCAAGCCAAGCAGACACAAGAACGTGAATATGAAGTGCAGATAGCAAGAGAAAAGGCTGAGCGACAAAAGGCAAAGGCAGATAAGGCATATATGGAAGAAATGAACCTTTCCGCTGGTCAGTTTATCAACCTTAAGTGGATTGAAACAGTAGCAAATAAGCAAGGAGCAAATATTGATGTTATGGTTGGCCCTGCTGAAAGCATGTGGAATATAAGACGCAATTAATTAATTTATAAATCAAGTAAACAGAAATGAATAAAGACAAATTAAAGGTCAGTTTTGAGATTGATCGTTACAAGGTGATTGGTATGCTTTCACGTAATTGTGAGAATGCTGAAGAGTACAACGAGATTATGGATATTCTTGAAGGCAAGAATGAGTTTGTGCGTGATGCGAATGGTAACGAGGAACTTGCAAGCCGCATTTGCAATTATGCTTTAGACTCTATCTTGGTAGAGAATCCAGATTTGGCTCTCCGTAAGCGTTTGGATAAGGAACAGAAAGGCGAGGATGCTCCTGATGGATTTTCAAATGTTATCGAAATCAAAGGTGATGACGCAAAGAAACTTGTAGAAACCCTTTGTGGTATTCTTCGAAAGTAAAATACATCAAAAGAATATAAATAAACACTAAAACGCTTGCAAGAATAAGAAAAAATGCTTATCTTTGCATCGTGTTTGAAACAGATGGCCTTCTGAGAGGTCGCTTCTACCATAATAAGTCAAGACTTAGGAGTTTACGGCAGGGGTCCCAAGTTCCCAAGCTCAGCTAGACTATAACAAGGAAACTCTTATAAGGGTGAGAGACCCTAGTTGCTGCATTAGACAAGTGGTTAAGTCGCCAGCTTTTCACGCTGGTATTCAAAGGTTCGAATCCTTTATGCAGTACTAAATTGCCCTATGGTGTAATGGCAACACTACAGGTTTTGGTTCTGTCATTAGTGGTTCGAATCCGCTTGGGGCAACAAGGTGGAATTGGTATATGTTCCACAAAAGGTGCGATATTCAAGCGGTTAAAGAAGATAGACTGTAAATCTATTCCCATTGTGGGTTCGGTGAGTTCGAATCTCCCTTGCACCACGAGAATTTTTTGCATAATACGAGGAATGTAGCTCAGTAGTAGAGCACTTGGCTTGGTAACTAAGGGGGCGTTGGTGCGAATCCAATCATTCCTTTACGCTTTCGTAGCTCAGTGGCAGAGCATAGGATTTTTAATCCTAGGGTCGAAGGTTCGAATCCTTCCGTTGGCACAATGAAACACAAGAAGAGAGCCGTGAAGTTTGTTCTGTTGGAATCTCGGACATCTGTCAACGGGTAACGTAGGAAACAGATGGAGTGAATAAAGTTGTGAATAAGCTTATGGACTAGGGAAGCAAGCGGAATGGCCTCTTTTTTGTGATTCATTAGAGGGTTTAACGAAAAATTGAAGAATATGAAAAGTCCGTTAAGAATGGCAGTCGCTTTAGAAAAGAACAACAAGGTATATCCAAAAGATGTACGAAAGTTCTTGATGGGATTGTACGCCACGTTGCATTTGACAGATAACGCAACGGCTAAAGATATGGAAAAGGTGGTATATTATGCTTTTCGGAATGGCTACCTGTTAGGTGTTAAGTCTGAAGGTGGTGATGACCAAAAAGCGTATGACAGACTGCCGGATTTGGGAGTAGAAGAAGATATTGGTGATGATTTAAGAAGATAGTTGATAAAATTGGTAATTAGTTAGTAAAGTTTTTAGGCTTTGGTGTGTGAACATCGAAGCCTTTTTTATATATAATAAGGTATATAAAGAGGGTAATTGTTAATAACGTACATATATCAGTTACCGTAAGTTAAATAAACAAAGAAAAACATTAAAATACTTGCATGTTTCAAAAGTTATTTGTATCTTTGCATCGTCAATCAAGATAAGTTGGTTGATTTGCCGAGTGACAAGTTTCACTCAATAAGGTGAGAGCGACACCAAGGGGTAAGACCCGAAACAACTAGCACAATTGATTATGTCTAAGCAGACTGGTTTTTCATTCGCAAGTTCAAAGAAGTCATTAATTGAGACTATTGACGAAATTAAGAAGTCAAAGATGCCTCGCAACGAAAAGATTGTTGCATTGAAGGCTTGCGGTCTTCGTGAGAAAGAAATCTCCGATATGTTGAAGGTCTATGTACCAAGCGGTTCAACTTCAACGAGATTCGTTTATACATTCGGTGTTGAGATTGAATGTGTTCATGCCGAGCGCAATGCCTTGATAGAGGCAGGTCGTCAGAATGGTGTTGATATTCATTCTGAGGGTTATAACCACACCGATAACAAGAGCTATTTCAAGATTGTTAGTGATGCTTCAGTTGGTGGTGATGTTGACCCTAACGAGGTTGTAAGTCCGGTATTGAATGGCAATACAAATGGTATGGCAACCTTAAAGAAGGCTATTAAGTCTTTGGATGCCGTAGGTGCAAGAGTAAATTCTACTTGTGGTCTTCACGTTCATATTGGTGCAGCAAAGTTGACAGGTGAGCAGTATGTTAACGTCTTCAAGAATTATCAGAAGCTTGAAAGATTGATTGATAGCTTCATGGCTCCTTCACGAAGAGGTAATTGCCGTTGGGCAGCCAGCTTGCTTGACAAAGATTTCTCTAATTGTCACAGCAATCAAGATATTAGATTCGATGTCTTTCATGGAGATAGATATTATAAGGTCAATGCTGAGAGCTATACACGTCACAGGACAATCGAGTTTCGCCAGCATCAAGGTTCTACCAATTTCAAGAAGATAGAAATGTGGGTTAAGTTCTGCGCAAAGCTTGTCGGTTGGTCTCGCAATAATGTCTTTGCTAGTGAGGTTATGAATATCGAAGATATACCTTTCTTGAATAAAGAAGAGAAGGCTTTCTTCCAGAGCCGTAAGGATGCATTTGCAGCCAATAATGATTAATTAATGTAGTCCTAGGGTAAAAGCCCTAGGACACAAAAAACAAAGTATTACAAAGAAAAAAGAAAGGGTAAAGATATGTGTGTTATTATTGTATGTCCGAAAGGTGTTGCTTTACCATCCGTAGATGAGCTGAGGGCAGCGTATATGAGAAATCCAGATGGTTGTGGGTTCGTGAGCGAGTCTGACCATTACAAGAGTTTGCATTTCTCTACATTTATCCGTAGATTGATGAAGCGAGATATAAATGAGAATGTAATCATACATTTTAGATTTGCTACTCATGGCTCTGTCTGTGTCAAGAACTGCCATCCATTCTACAAGGCAGGTTATTGGTTCGCACATAATGGAGTGCTCCCGATTTGCACTGAGCATGATAAAACAGATAGTCAAATTTGCTTTGAACGTTTCATTTATCCTACTATCAAGAAATATGGTTGGGGTTCTGATGAACATATGAAAGAAATGAACAAATGGACAGCTCATGGTTCTAAGTTTGCAATGTTGCATAATGGTGAGATTGTGAAGTCCGGTAAATTCATAGAGCGTGATGGACGGTTCTATTCTAATTTGAATCATTTGGGTTATATGAGAAATGTAATAAACTTTTAGAAGATTAATGTTTAGGTTCTTTTTATTCGACAAGCGTCAGATGTCCGTGAGGATATTTGGCGTTTTTTTTGTTATATAAGGTGTTTTATTTTGTGTTGCTATAAATTATTCGTATATGTGATAAAATAGCCTTAAATCGCTTAAAAATGCCGTTATTACTCACTTTTAAGCAAAAGTGAGATACTTGCAAATGAATTAGTGTGTTAATTATTCTTTTCGTATTATCTTTGCACTAGTTTTAACAAATATATCGAAAGAATGAAAGATAAAATTTTCCAGTTACTAAAACAAGAGTATAAGTCTCTTGGGTTAGGTGATGAAGTTCTTCAGGCACATGCCGAAATGCTTGATAAGATGGGGCTTGTTACTGATGACAACATCGAGACAGTGGTTGCTAGTCAAAAGAGTTTTTTGGAGTCCTTGCAAAAGGACAATGACCGCAGAGTTACCGATGCCAAGAAAAAGTTCGAGGAGGCACAGAAGGCTAAAGAAGATGCTGAACGCAAGGCTGCTGAAGAAGAAGCTAAGAAGAAAGCTGACGAAGAAGCCAAGAAAGCCGCTGAAGAAGCCGAAAAGAAACGCTTGGAGGAATTGGCAAAGAAAAACGAAATGCCGGATTATCTCAAAAAATACTTTGAAGAGCAGGCAGCAGAGAAGAAAGCTTCAGATGAAGCAAGAACCAAGGAACGTGAAGAGTTCAAGAAACTCGTTGAGACCTTGACTCAGAAGAACACAGACCAAGCCAAGACTTACAACGAACAGATGGAGGCGCAAAGCAAGACCATTAAGGAATTGCAAGAAACTATCCAAAAGCAAGCTGAGGAGGCTAAGGCTAAGGAAGAGGCTGCTGCAAAGGCAAAGGCAAAGGCAGACCACGATGCGAAGATTTTATCAAAGGCTAAGGAGTTGGGCATTCCCGAAAGTCGTATCAACGAGGGTTTCACCTTGAGCGATGATGCTACAGATGAAGCTATCGAAACATACCTCTCCAAGGTAGCGAACAACTACAAGGCGTTGCAACAACCACAATTCGGGGGCAGCTATCGTGCTAGCGAGGGCGAGCCAACAAAGGAGGACGTTGACAATGTAGCCGCATCATTAGTTCAGTCACTTTAAAAATTGAAAAACATGAATCAGGAATTGAAGACTACAAAAAAGCAAATTGTCTTTGGTGAGGATTCCGTCATTATCCAGAAATGGGAAGGCGACATCAAGGGCGGTCGTGCTTTGGATTGGACAGGCGTAAAAGATGAAGTTCTTTACGCAGGTCGTGTTATCGTGACAGATGGTAAGGGAACTTACAAGCCATTGCCTATTGAAACAGGCAACTATAAGGATTTGGGTACTGCCAGCGACCCATTGGAGCATTACAAGTATGCGGGTGTTCTCTATCGTTCCATTCTGAACGGTGAACCAGCGGCAATTATGACTGCTGGACAAGTTAACAAGGTAGCAGCTAAGGCTGCAAATGGTGCAGACTATCCGGATGCGTTCCTTACAGCTATGCCAAAGATTGCTTTGGTTAGCGATGAGGATGCAAACAAGTTCGATGAGTCTGATGCAACCATGGACAAAGACTAAAAGAAGGAGGATAACAGATGGAAAAATCACTTTATTTTCAGTTGGTCAATAAATACTTCCCACAACTTGTTGCAAGTGTAGTAGAGAAGTTGAACGGCAAGAATCAGACTGCATTGACCTATATGTACCGAGACCACTTGACTAACACATATAGTCAGGACGGACGCTGGGCATCAATTACTGCGGAATACACACGAGTTGCTGCTGATGTTGTATCAATGGATGCAGAACTTCCATTGAAGAGCCGTGATAAGGTTTCAACCGCTGAGGGTCAAATCCCAAAGGTTGGTATGAAGCTTTACATGTCAGAGAAGCAGCTTAAGGATTTGGATAACATGATTGCGCAACGTTTGCCTCAGCCACAGATTTTGCGTAACTTGTTTGCAGACCTTCCTCGTTGTATTCAGGCGGTTTACGAGCGTATTGAAGATATGTTCCTCAGTGAGCTGTCAACAGGTGTAGCTTTGGCAACTCGTTCCGGTGGTACTGGTATCCGAATTGATGTAGGTTTTGCCGAGAAGAATAAGTTCGGTCACGGTGCTAAGGCTTGGGACGCAGAGGATGCAACTCCTCTTGATGACATCCAATTGGTTTACGACAAGGCGATGGAAGACCAAAATACCATCACTACTTGTTATCTTGATGATTACACAATCAAGTTGCTTGGCAAGAACAAGCAGGTTCGTGCTCAGTTTGCCTTCAATCAAGGCATTGCAACCAATAGTAATAGCAATATTCCTATTTTGAGCTTTGAGCAGATTGCTTCTATCTTCAGAAATAAGTGGCAGACTAACTTGGTACGTGTAGCCCGTACAATCAAGACCGAGATTAACGGCAAGAAGGGAACACACAACCCTTGGGCTAAGGGTCACATGACCTTTACATGCTATGATAACCTTGGTGATTTGTTCTGGACTAACGTAGCCGAAGCTACAAGACCAGTTGCAGGTGTTACTTATCAGTCAGCCGATGAGTATATCTTGGCTAGTCGTTATTCTACCAACGACCCACTCCGTGAGTTCACCAGCTCACAAGCAATGGTTGTTCCTATCTTGAATAACGTTGATGCTATCTATTCTTTGGACTCAACACAAGCAGTAGGTTAGGCTTATGAGAGGTGAGGTAATTAGTCCGTTCCGTGATAAGTTCCATTTTAACACCATCTATGAAGTAGGTGCAATCTTGGACTTTGACGAAGAACGCATGAACTCCCTTATCGAACGTAAGCTTTGCAAGATGTTGGAGGTGCAGAACGATAATAGTTCTGCATCTCCAAAAGACGATAAGGAAATTAAAGATACTCCTAAAAAGGAAGTCTTGAATGATGGAAAAGAAAATCCTAAAGAGGATGAAGATAAAAAATCAGAAGAGACACCTAAGAAGGAAGTCTTAAAGGAGAAGAAGGAGAGCAAGACTAAAAAGGAGAAAACCCCAAAAAAGGATGCTGCCGAGTCAACCGAAGAGACTTCTGAAAAGGAGAATGTAGAAGAGGAGCTTGACGAAAAGGCTAAGAGCGAGCAAGAGGCTGCAAAGAAAATCGCTGAGGCTATGAGTCAGGCTCAGAAATAATGATGTCACATGAAGATAAGAGAATACATTTCGCAGAAGTTGCGTGCTTGGAACATAACGGATGCCCAATTGGAAGATATTTCGTCAGGTATAGACCTTGACGAAGAATATACGTCTGATAATTCGCAGGTTGTAGGCAAGGCGATGATTTCCGTAATCGAGGAACTTATGCTTGCCCCATATATGAGCAATGTGAACGAAAATGGATTCTCTGTCTCTTGGGACTACTCTAGGATAGGACAATACTATATGTGGCTTTGCCGTAAGTATGGTGTTACTCCGGATAATGAAGTGGTGGCAGCTTTAGGGCTTTCCACTATCACGGATAAGTCTGATATTTGGTAAATGTCTAGGTTATGTTATATTCCCCTCATATATTAAAGAAAAAGTTCGTGAATAAGGTTGTCAACAAGTACAACGAGGTCATTAGCTCTTCTGAGGAATGGAAAGAAATGGGGCGTTGTCGGTGCGATGACAACTCTACCGAGCATTTCACTACCGATAATGGTAGCATATATACACCGAAATATCATATTGTTTGTGACAAGTGCCAGATTTCCGAAGGTGATGAAGTCAAAGTATATTCCGATGATGGAAGTTACCGAGGAGGTGGAAAGGTCTATAATGCCCCTAAGTGCAATTATCTTGGTTATATGAGTATCTATGTCTGATGTTATAAAGGATGAGATAGACGCTTTCTTTGCACAGGGAGAAAGGGAAGTAGATGAATTTCTTGACAGGTTAGGTAAAACTGCTGTTGAGCTTGATAAGGCTAACGGAAACTACCGAAACCGCACAGGTAATCTCAGAAGGTCTAACTATAGTAATGTACATGACCACACCTTGACCCTTGGCAACAAAGCGGAATATGCGTCTGATGTTTCCTCTAGGGGATATGATGTTATAGATTCGGGTATTCAGTATATCAAGAAAGAAATCGAGGATATGCGATGATAACAGAAATAGATGCTGGTCATGTAATCTATGATGACTTGGAACTTATGGGATTGGAACGAAGACTGAAAGGACATCTGACAAAGGGTGGACTTGAGGGGGAAAGACCTTTGGTCGGTGAGAAGATTCCTGATGAAGGCATGATAGTAATCATTCCTAAGCGCATGAGTGCAGACAAGACATATTTCAACGATTGTACTATAGAGGTAAACATATTGCTCAAAGATATAGAGGGCGAGGCTAATCCTCAATTGAACGAGCTTTTAAAGAAGGCTATTCAAACCCTGTCCGACAATGAGGTCGGAAAAGCTGAGGATGTATGGTATCGCTATTCTATCCGTTCCCACGGCATAGAGCAAGAGAGTAGGTTGAGTTGCCATTACGCAAACATTACTATTGATTTTGAAACATTAAACGTAAGATAAGATGAAACCATTTATTGGAATCAAGAGAATTTGGTATGGTGCTCCTCTTACCGAGGCAAATACACCTGCTAAGTTGGCTACATGGTTGAAAACCGCTACAGAGGTTAAGAACAGCCATGAGGGAACATGGGGATATTCTCAGGATGACCCTAGTGTTACCGAGTACAAGAACGAGCTGAACGGACAGGTTTACTATCGTGACAAGACCGATGAGGGTGCTAAGACAATTACATTCTCTATTGGTGTCTTTTCATGGAAGAATAAGGTAGACTTGCAGGGTGGTAAGATGTACAAGGCAACTGGAGAAGAGACTACAACGGAGGCAGATGCGGTAGGTTGGTCTTCTAGCCAAGATTTGGCTAATATCAACAAGTGTATCGTTGCTCAGACCAAGACAGGGAACTACATCGTTTTCTCAAATGCGGCTATCGTTGCCAAGGGTGACCAGCAGGATAAGAATATCACTTTGGGTATTTCTGCCGTTGCTATGGAAAGCGAGATCGATGGTGTGGCTGGCGAGTACCAATGGGAAGGCTCTGCGGTTGTAGAACAAGAATAAGACATAGGCAACAAATGATAGAGGGGGATGGTGTTAATGCCGTTCCCCTTTTTTAATATTCAGAACCATGAGTAAGGCAAGTAAATTAGTTACGGATGCAATTCTTGGAGAGGACACCGTAACGATAATCGTGAATGGAAGGGCTTATTACGTTTCACCACCTACAATTATAAAATTGGTCAAGGCGGCTAAATACCTTGATAGTTTCGAAGAGGGCAAGACCTTAGCGGAAGTCTTATGCATGCTTAAGAATTTGGATGATGCTTGCAAGGCGTTGTCCGTATTCATACAAGGCGATGAATCCATTAGTGATGAATTATCTAAAGGAACGCTTGAAGAGGTTGTCAATGGCTTACAAACGGCTTATTCCTTAATCTCTATAAAGGATTTTCAGACGCTATCAATTTTGGCGAAGAGTGCGGCAAGGATGATAGCAAAACCACGACCATAGGTAACGATACACTCTTAGGACAGATTGCATCTTTTATGGATAGTCTGCATTTATCTTACCAAGAAGTCGTGAAAGAGATACCTTATAGAAACTTATTGCTGATGGCAAAAGACAAGCAAAGAGTAGCATGTGGTGATGTAATGTATGAGGTAACGGAAGAAGAGTTTGGCATGAACTTCAAAAAAGGATAAGTTTAAAATAATGCAAATAAAGTATTAAAAGCACTAAAACGCTTGCAAGTTAGCGAAATATTATTTATCTTTGCAAGCGCAGAACAAAAAAGGATAAAATGGCGATTTAAGAAATTGATAAGATATTAGAGACACGAAACCCGATGGACTATACCGAAAGGCAGTCCGAGTCACTATTCCTTTGACTTTGCAATCGGTAGTTTCGTGTTTTTGTGTTTAAAATAAGATGCAAGACGTAAGGTTGATATTCGAGATACTGGTTTCCATGTTGCTTTGCGTTTGTCTCATATTGCTTGCTGTAAGTAGATATAGGCAAAAGAAAAAACGTGAAGAACCGGAGCGAAAGGAAATGGACTTGATAGACTTCTTTTCTTTGGGAGGAGTTGCCTATTATTGGAACAAAGGTGGTAAGCAGCAGAAATGCTACACATACGAAGAATTTCTGAAAATCAAGGCTGACTACGTGGAGCTTTGGTTGAATCAGAACAGATATATTTTTAACTCTCAATTAGATTGCGATGATATATAGAGTATTTGTTTTGTTTCCGACAATAGTAGTATCAGATGGTATTGTTGGTATAGCTTGGCTAGGAAAGTTTTTTAGCTGGCAATATGGAAAGAACAAGAAAAAGAGCAAGAATGTGTCCTTAATGATAGGATATAACACAGGAATGTCTCTTAAGTCAAAAATAGACGATAACGCTGCGGATGATTATTTAAGACGCATTGTCGAAGAAAACAGAATCTAAATTCAAGGGTTAGAGTCCCTTTTTTACAACCATATTACTTGTGGTTATTTTTATACATCGGTTTTTATTAACGATTGTTTTTTATGGTAGATAAATGTATAAAAACGAGCACAAGTTCCCTTATAGATGGACTAAAAAAGATGCTAATTTCACAAAAGACAAAGGTAAGGTGATGTCTTGCTTTTGTTGTGGAGGTGGAAGTTCCTTTGGTTACAAACTAGCTGGCTACGATGTTGTAGCCTGTAATGAGATAGACCCAAAGGTTATGAAGATGTACTTGAAGAATCACGATGTCAAGTATTCTTTCAATTGTGATATTCGTGAGTTGATTACCAATATCAATATGGGGGGGCATATTATGAAAGAAGAGTTGCATAATTTGGATATATTGGATGCTAGTTTCCCATGTTCTGTATTCAGTATTGCAGGTGACCGGCAAAAGGCTTGGGGAAAGGAAAAAGTATTCCGAGAAGGTCAGAAGGCGCAAAGGCTTGACGATTTGGCTTTCTACTCTATTGACCTTGCTAAAGAACTAAAGCCAAAGGTGGTGGTTTTTGAGAATGTCCAAGGTTTGTTGCAAGGTGAAGCTATCGAGTACGTGAAAGAGATTTACAAGCAGATGGATAATGCCGGATATATCTTGCAGCATTGGTTGCTTAATGCACGTAATATGGGTGTTCCTCAGAATCGACCTAGGGTGTTCTTTCTAGGATTACGCAAAGACCTTTGCAAGCCGTTTATGGTTCAGAAGGATTTGTTCGAGCGAGTGCCTAAGATAGATATGGACTTCAACGAGAAAGAAATTGTCTTGGATGAGTTCTCGGACTATAATGGAAGACAGATTCCTAAAGGAATGATGAAGTATTGGGAGTATAGAAACGAAAAGGACAATTCTATCGGTGATATTGTCAAGCGGATGGATAATCGTCTTTCTATGTTCAATAATATGTTTCTTAAAAAGAATAAGGTATGCAATACTATATCAGCAATGGAAGATAGACTTGTGTATTTTGATAATCCAAGCTATATGTCGGCGCATGATACGATTTTAGCCTCAACATTCCCTATGGATTATGACTTTAATGGTATGAAGCCTTGGTTTGCCTGTGGTATGTGTGTGCCTCCAGTTATGATGGCTAATGTAGCTACTAGAATCTGGGATTGCTGGCTATCTAAAATAAAAAAGGAGGAATGCGCATGATAACAGCAAGTATGACATCGGGAGAGATGCGTAGAGTACGAAACTTAGATGAAGCTAGAATCTATGAGTTTCAGATGCGAAAAGCTAATGAGCTTAAACGTGAAATGAGAAAGCAGAACGTAAGACAAATAACAAAGACCTTTGAGCTTGCTACACCTAATGCCGATTATTTCATCGTTGTAGGTGTAAAACATGGCGATGTATTTGCTTCCGGTTTGTTCATTTATCTGAAGGAAACCAACGAGTATATTCCTATGAGTAGAAACGAGGGGTATAGCGAAGATTGTTTTGCTATGAGCGTTCATTTTCTGAAGAGATTTGCAGAAAGGTTTTTGAAAAAAGACTTACCGATTCTCAAGATATTGCAAAAGATATATACATCGTTTACAGGTGCTGTTCAGCTCTATAGTGATGACAAGACAAGAAGAGTGGTATTTGCTATTCCGGAAGGGCTTATACTCACAGAATACGAGCAAGAAAAGCATATCATCCATTACAAAACCTTTGTAAGCATGGATATGCTAAAGAAGACACAGAAGCGAAGTTATGAGAAGATAAGTGCATTTCTCATGGAGTCTTGTCAGCAAATAGCTAAAGCAAGAGACACCGGAAATGACGAAAGGCTGTGCGTTGTGTACAGAAGGTTTTACAATGATATTGATTTGCTAGATACAAAGGAGGCGCAAGCCATATATTCAAGTTTCTTTGAAAAAGGAGGTAACAATGAAAGATAAATGTATAACAAGGTTTCTTGGTGATATAAAGCCTATAAAGAATTACGAAAGGTATTATGTTAGCAAGCTGGGACATGTTTTTACTATTGGGAGAACGTCTCAATTAAAGGAAATCGTACCTTGCAAGACACCAAAAGGTTATCTGAAGGTATGGCTTTACAAGAACGGAAAGCGCAAGATGTTTTATATCCATCGTTTGGTAGCTCAGGCTTTCTTGGAGAATCCAGAAGCGTTGCCGATGGTGAATCATAAGGATTTCGACAAGACGAATAACGATGTAGACAACTTGGAGTATTGCACCGCAAGATACAATGTGATTTATTCTGCTATAGCAAAGAAAACCTCTTCCGAATATTTGGGTGTGACTTGGAATAAGAGTGTAAGAAAATGGCAAGCGCAGTATCAGATAGGTAAAAAGAAAATATATATAGGTTGCTTTGATACGCAACAAGAGGCTCATGAAGCTTATATTAACGCTATAAAAGGGATTTGATATGCTTGAATTTGATAGAATATACAATTCCGACTGCATAGAAGGAATGAAACAAATAGAGAGCGGGAAAGTAGATTTAATTGTTACTGACCCACCATATTGTATCTCCTATAAGACGGGATGGAGAGCAGACGACCATCGTTTTTCGAAGGAAATACTCAATGACGATAATGAGCAATTGATTATTGATTATATGAGCGAATGCTACCGGATTTTGAAGGATGATAGTGCTGCTTATATCTTCTGTAGTGCCAAGACCTTGGATTTTTTTATGCAACAAGCGAGGAACGCAGGGTTTATCATTAAGAATGTGCTCATTTGGCGAAAGAACAACCATACGGCTGGAGATTTAGATGCGCAATATGGTCAATGTTACGAGCCAATCCTGTACTTGAATAAAGGCAGACGAATCATAAACGGCAAGCGTTTGGAGGACGTGTGGGACTTTGATAGAGTTCCATCAGATAAGTTGGTACATCAGAACGAGAAGCCAATCCCCTTGCTTATGCAATGCATCTTGAAATCATCGAACGAAGGAGATTTGGTGTTTGATGGCTTTATTGGCAGCGCAAGTACTGCTCTGGCTTGTATGCGGACAAATCGGAATTACCTTGGTTTTGAATTGGATGAGGATTATTTCAAGGTGGCACAAAGAAGAATTAAGGAAGAAATGTTAAATCAAAAAGATATGTTTGGATATGCTGGAGTTAAATAGAATTTATCAAGGTGATTGTCGAAAGCTTTTAAAGCTGATTGATAGTGATAGCATAGACCTCGTATGTTCCGATGTGGCTTATCCGGTTCAGTCTAGGGGTGGCTCAGGGAGTATGGGAGGATATTGGACGGAATCTCAAACAAGAAAGGGCAAGATATTCAAGAGTAACGATATTGATATTTCGGACTACATCAATGATTTGTACCGGATATTAAAGGACAGGTCGCATTGCTATCTGATGTGTAATGATTATAATTTAATGCACTTTCTTGATGTGGTCGGAAAAAGTGAGTTCCATTTTACCAAATGCTTAATATGGGATAAGTGCGCAAAAATATGTGGCCGCTATTATATGGCACAGAAAGAATATATCATCATGCTACGCAAAGGTGGTGATAGACCGATAAATGAATGTGGTACATCTGACATTCTAAGTGTTCCTATTCCAACGAACAAGCGCAAGGATAAGGATGGTTTGATTAATCAGACTGAAAAACCTGTAAAGTTGATGGAGATATTAATTAGAAACTCGACAAATGTTGGTGATGTTGTTCTAGACCCATTCATGGGGAGCGGTACAACGGCAAGAGCTTGCGTAAACCTTGAAAGAAAGTATATAGGTTTTGAGATAGACCAGCGACAAGTCGATTTTGCCAATAACGAATTAAAGAACATGAGTAGGCAATTAAGTCTTTTTTAAAACTATGGGTATGTGTAAGATTATTCAATGTGATTCTGTTGTAAGAAATGGGAATAAAGAGACAACGGATGCTCTTATAAGAGCCATGAGAGACGAAGCCTTAAAACGTGGGTTGGTACGTGATGAATTGATAGGTTTTTGCAACCGATTCTTGAGAGAAGGCGAAATCAAAGCTTGTATAGAGCATTTGCTAGACAATTTCAAACGTTATTTTTGGAGGTATTATTGATATGAGAAGAAGAAAGTTGAACAAGTCCCCAGTGCTAGGCTTCTGCGGATTTGTTATCGGTTACGAGTGCAAAGAAAAGGGAATAAAGCTGATGGAGTGCGATAAGGCGCAAGCAGATGCAATCATAGTTCCTCATCACTTTTCACACAAGGTAACGAAGAATAGTTGCTTGAATCTTTTGGTATTGTATAAGGATAAGATAAGGGGTGCAATGCAAATAGGGTATGGAATCCGACCGCACATCAAGACTGAAAAGGGCGAAGTGTTGGATTACCATCAAGTGAGGGAATTTGACAGAATGTGGTTGTCTGATGATATGCCAAAGTTTAGCGAGACGATTTGCCTATCTCTCTTGCATAAGTATATTAGGGCAACACATAAGGAAATCAAGTACCTTATATCTTATGCCGATACGTCCATAGGTAACAAGGGAACTATATATAAAGCTGCAAACTATGAGCATATTGATACCATTAAGGCAGATTTCTATGTGTTACCAAGTGGTGAGCGTGTGCATCCGGTTACGATGTGGCATCGGCACAAGACAAGAGCATGGGAGGTTCTAACGAAGCTATACCCAGGAATAAAAAAGGCAGAAGGGTTTCAACTTAAATTTCTGAAGAAGTTATGAAGAAAAGAAATAAATGTATTTCTCGTCATTTGCATCCAGATCCTGAGCATTGGGTTAGAAAGGGTCAATCTTGGAAGGCAAAGGTAGCTTATGAAAGCGAGGATGATGCTTGGGAGTTTCTAAATCAGAATTCGAAGTTGAAGGCTTCCGGCTGGCATCCTTACTTATGCAAGGTTTGCTCTAAGTGGCATATTGGTAGGTTACATAATTAACGATTATGAAAAAAGAAGATAGACTTAAAATATATTGCAAATACGATGGGCATTGTGCTTATTGCGGCAAGAGTATAGAGTATAAGGATATGCAGGTTGACCATCTTGTTCCGAAAAATCGAGGTTGTTACTCTCGGTGGAGCGACAAGGAGGGAAAATTTGTCGTATTCCATGGCGATGATTCCATGGAGAACTATATGCCATCTTGCAGGTCTTGTAATCTTCGTAAGCGTGATATGAGTTTGGAACAATTTCGTTCGGAGATTACTAGACAGGCTAAAGGATTGCTTAATGGTAAGGCTTCTTTCCAAGTAAAGATGTCGCTTGCTTATGGTTTAATCGAAGAGCACTTTGATAGACAAATTGTGTTCTACTTTGAGAAATTTAAATAGTTGAGAATATGAAGAAGTTTAAGAAGTCGATAGAGATTAGCACTAAGAATATTTCAGACGTTCTTCAAGTGCCAATTGTTACAAGTTTATACAAGACTAAGAATTTTAAAAACCCTTGTTTTGAAGGTCGTAGCGTTCCTTATGATACTATAGCACTGATGTATGTTCATATCGAAGGCTTTGATAGCGATTTTTGTATTAACCAAGGCTACATTCTCGATCTTGACATTTGTGATACTTGGTATGCCTTTTCAAAAGCAGGATGGGAAAAACATAAAAACGATGAGGTATGAAGAAGAAAGGATATTACGAATACGGAAACGGAATCTACCCTTTGAAACTTTGGGTACACATCGGTAAAGACTTGAAAGAGCTGATAGATTCATGTTTTGACAAGTGCAATGCTCCCGATAGTGATTACGGCGGCGTTACGTATTCCGATGCTGTCAGGAAGAGCGACAGAAGACGCGGCGTTCTTGTCTCGTTTCCGTGTCAGAAGGTTATGTCGATGAACTATTGCTGCCATGAAGCTTCTCACGTCTGCGATGCCATCGAGGAATATACTGACTTGGAACACGGCGGCGAGCCCTCAGCCTACTTGATTGGTTGGATTGCGTCTTGCATCAACAATGCTCGTTTGGGCATTGGAGATTTCGTTGAAATTGTAGATAAGGAAGAAAAATAGCCCAAAGGCAAAATACCATTTGGTGTTTACCCCATCACTATATATAATAATGTAGTGGTGGGGATTTTTGTGTTAACGTCAGCAAATTATTTGTTTGTATTATTATAGAGTGTTAAAAGCTATAAGAAATACATTAAATAATTTGCATATTTCGGATATTCTTTGTATCTTTGCATTGTAATTAAGAAATAAAGGTTACTAATTAAAAAT